AACACATAGGTCATATTTTAGCAAAAATAACACTATTATTAGCAATAAATTTGTTAATACGGGTAGAAACCCAATTACGGATATCTATTTTGGTAGTTCTTTAGACTCTATTTCGTCTTCAGGACACTCAAGATTTATATTTGATTTAGATTTAAACCCTTTATTTAATAAAATTTCAGATGGTGTTATAACTACAGATTGTGTCAATAATATGACACATATCTTAACTATGACAAATACTATTCGTTTCGATGAAGATTTGTATCTCGGCGTTAGACTTCTGCATATTAAAGGATTTTACGGGGCAGAAGTCACATAAGTATACTTTAGGGCCAGTTTTGCCCGCCTTTTCAAGGCCAGCCTCTTTACGGTCAGCATCTGTGTCAGGTTTAAGCAATTTCTTCTCTGACTTGTAGTCTGGACACTGACCTTTGGGGCGCAAATGATCTGAATAGCAAGCCATGGCGTCTTCAGCAAATTGGTTTTTGGTCTCATAAAATTTAGTCTGGAATACATCTAAACCTTCAGAGCCGCCACGAATTTGCTTAATGATCTCTTTTTGGATTTTAGGCACTGCCCAGTATTTAAACGGAAACTTCATAAGCAAACCGATATGCTCTACAGGCTTTTGGTGCTTAGATACTAATATATTTAATAAAGTGTCAGTAGCTGGGTCGCCATCATAATCTGGCAGTTCCTCAATAGTCTTACAATTACGGCATACCAATACACGAATCATTGGTTCGTCTTTGTTGGCTTGACTTAAGTCTTTTGCTCCATTAAAATCCATGCCCCAATTTTACCACAGGAGGCTAATTATCCTCGTGGACGTTGGACGTTAAATTTCTCTGCTAAGGCCTGTTGACCTGAGGATGTAACAGAACTGGCTACAGGAGTACAAGTTGCGCATAACGTATCTTCACTAGGAGTTCCGTATGAGCCTTGTCTACCGCTAGCAGACTGCGCAAATCGCGTAATTCCACCAGGTCCTTTACGAGGTAATGGAATAGCGGCTTCTGGTCCTGGTATTGAAGTATCGCAATTGGTGCAAAATCCTCCAGCAGGCTTTCCATCACGAGTTGCCCCTAAATCAGTAAACATTCCAGCCGCTTTATCAACCACTACAGTGTTTGTACTTTTATCTAAGCGCTCTGTACCAATAGCATGCTTCCAGTATTCATCTGCAGTGCCTGTTGCAAGAATATCTGCTTGTGCTTGTCTTGCTGGAGCATTGCGGTTACTGCGACCAATTAAAGGCTTTGCTGCAGAACTTTCTGGGGGAAGTTCGCCTCTTTCTGGAGTTCCTGTAACACCGCGGTTACCGCCAGTACGGGTTGGCTCTGGGTCTTTAGGCACGCTCATGTTTTCAGTCAAAAGACCAGACTCTATACCGCCATCTTCTGCAAATCGTATAGTTTTCTTTACTTCAGCTTTTTTTGCTTTTTTCTTTTTTGAATCTGGCTTTGCACTTTCAGCTTTTCTAGGTATTACTGTTCTAGTAGGCTCACCTTCAAATTTTTTGACAGGTGTTTTGCGCTCATTTTCTAGCTTAGGTAAGCCTTTGGTGTCAATTGGAGCTGATGGTGCGCCAATTACGTCCTTATCCCTACTTTTTATAACTTCTTCTGGGTCTAGACCTTTACCTTTTATAGCGTCTTCAGGAGCTGCGTTAGCCCCAAGCCAAGCGCCTCCACCTCTTCCCTTTTTAGGTTGAGTTTCTCCGCCTTTGCCCCTGTAAATACGACGGGAACCAGGAAAATCTACAATACTATCGTAGTCTTCATCTAATTTTTTTCTAGCCATAATTAATGCCTATCGTATCTATTTTCTTCAGGAATGTCTTCGCCTTTATAAGATTTGCCGTGTTTTCCACCCATAGCTGAAAATTCTGGGTAGTAGCGATTTTTGCCTTCTATAGGTTTTAATGGCATGTTTACTGGCTCATCGTATTTACCGCCACGAGTAACGCGCTCAGACTTGGCATGGCGTGCGTAACTAGTAGCGTCAGCTAAACCTGCGTATCCAGCTTCTCTATCCGCTTCGTCTTCTCTAACATCGTTAGGGTCCATTTGCTCCATAAATCTGCGAGCTTGCTCGTATGCACCTGGGCGACGAGCAGGATGGTCTCCACGATCTTCTGGGGCATGAGCTTCAGCGTGCTCATCTTGCCACTCAGAAGTGTAACTAAAATCATTAGGGTTATCGTTATCTCCGCGTGACATTTAGGCCCCTGGGTTTACTTTTTGTGGTTCCTCGGAGTTAATAAAACCATAATTCATGTAAGGATGTAAACCAGCACGGTTGGCTACAACAGACTGGTCACCCATTCCAGCAGCAACTGTTGTATTTGGGCGACGCTTTCGGTACTTTCCATCGGTAGACCCTTCATTAAGCTCTGCATTAGGCGAGCGGCGATATGGTACGGTCATTAGGACACCATTCCGTTCTTCACGTGGTTATAAGACTTGCGGTTACTACACCCTGCACAATATTGATTATGCAATGCACGGTATGGGTCTAAGTTAAGACCGCATTCTAAACAAGGCTTACTATTATTGTAGTACGTATTCTCAAGGTTTTTCTGGGTAACTAAGGAAACATCTGTGGCTCCCGCCATACCCTCACCTGTAGCGTCTGTCATTAACCCTGGATCAATTGCCATGTTAAGCCTTTAGTGTTGGCGTAGAGCGGCCTTCACGTGTATTTGAGTTAGGTGGTGGAGTGCCAGGATTTGCACGTGGAGGACGCATAGGGTTTGGTGTACTATCGCGGAAACCAGGTCCAGCGGGACTTGGAGTCGGTGTAGGTGTTGGAGTTGTAGGACCAAATGGTGGGTATTGGTTACGGAAACCAGGGCTAGCAGGAGGAACACGGTCTGGGCTCTGTGCACGGTCTGGTGGAGTAGAAGGACCAAACGGTGGATATTGATTACGAAAACCTGGATTAGCAGGACGTGGAGCTGGTGTTGGTTTTGGCGTAGAAGGCCCAGAAGGTGGGTACTGATTACGGAAACCAGGGCTAGGTGCTGGCGTAGGTTTAGGGCCGCGGTCTTCACGGTCGTTTGGTCGACCAGGAGTAGGCTGAAGACGGTCTTCACGTGTATTTGGTCGATCAGGGTTAGGGCTTGAAGGAGTAGCAGGTTTAACGCCAATACCTGCGGCGGCTACTTTGTCTTTACCGTAGAAACGGTTTAAAGACTCAACTTCCATTTCATTGGCGCCGTTTTTTTTGTAGTAATCAAAATTACCTTGTGGAGTCTTGCGTGAGTTAAGCGCATCAATCTGACTTTGATCAACAGTAATATTGTTGTTATAATTCTTTTTTTTCCAGTCTTCTAGGGCTTTACCTGTTAGGGCCATTAAACTCCGCCTCCTAAAGTATTTCGAGAACTTGGTTCTGCTTGAGCCGCTGGTTTAGCGGTATCAACGCGTTCGGTCATTGGAACGTTAAGGTCTATCATATCGTCAATTCCGTATTCACGGGTCTCGTACCCGAATCTTGGGGGAAATAATTGAATCTGCGGCAGGTTAGGACGGACGTACTGTTGAATGTCCTCGCTGGACATAGTCAAAGATGCCATAGCTTGGGATAAATTCTGCTCTTGGTTACTGGCAAATGGGCCAATGTACGCTTGTGGAGGGTACGCGGCTTCTGGTGGAGCAATCCAGGGGCGATTAGAATAGACACCGCTAGTTAAATTAGGCATTATTGATATTCCTTAGGATAAACATCTTTAACCCGTTGCAAATGTTCTTTATGGGCTTGAATAAATTTCTTTGGGTCCATATCAACTGGGCCCATAACGTTGGGGTCAGGGTGACTAATGTTAGTAACGTCTAACGTTCCGTGCTTAGCATGGGTATGGTCAATATAAATGCCGCCACTCCATGTTGATTTCCAAGGGCCACTTGAATGCTCAACATAAGGTGAGTTATCTTCATCAGTTTTAACCATATGAGGTGGAAACGATCTCATTTTGTACAGATTATGCGCATCTACAGCGGCTTTAAACCCGCCCTTTTCCCCCGTCATTGCCATTTCTAAACCTTCAAACAAGTGTTCACCAATGGCACGTCCTTGCATTTCACGAGATTCACGTTGACTAATACCAAAGTCTTCAGGGTTAAGGTTAGGTGTACGGTTTGAATCAGAACTTTTATCTGGAGGAACTTCAGCCACAATTATCTCCAGCTTGGGCGCATGTTACGAAGCTGGGAGGCTCGTTTTGCATCAATATTGTAAGGCGAATCGCTTCTTACATTAGGGCCAGCCTTGCCATCGTTAGGTAAATGAGGAGCTGGAACAAGTTTTTGGTTTTCAACGTGACGAGGCACCATGTAAGTATTACCGTCAAATTTAGCTTTCATTTGACGCTTAACCCCACGGGCTGGGTCTAATTCAGTTGGGTAGTAATAATCAGACGGATCAATACGTTCACCACGGTGAACGCCTCGTTGATAACCGCGTTGACCGAGGCGTTGCTTCATGCTATTCAGAACTGTGTCTGAAGTGCTAGAAGGACGACCTCGGTCATCACGGCGGGAACGAATAGTTCCTAAATAGCCATCAGGGTATTCAGCAGATGGAACCCTACCTACACCAAGGCGCAAGAAATCAAGCTCTCCGCGAGCTACGGGTACGCCACCACCACCATATGTGGTGTTAGTGCCGTATAGACCGTTGGCGCCTAGACTTTGAATATTCTGGTGGGCTTGAGGCATACCCTAATTTTACGGGTAAATTACCTTGCTGTTGACCTAAACTCAGTACCTGCGTAAACTGCCCAGCCATCCATGATATGAATGTTCTCAATACTGAAATCATTGGCGCCCTTGAAGTCACCTGATGATTTGTACCAAACTAGACCCATACCTTGTTGCCAGTCTTCATACTGCAATACTGGACGCTCATCGGCTTTAATTCCACCTTTAACAGATGGAACTGCACCGTCAATACGACATAGGCAACCTGGACTGTACGCGCCATTTTGAATTGGGCCTGCAAGCGTATCGTGAGTCTTGTAATGCAAGTCCATGCGGTGTGAATGACCGTAAACAGTAGTGTACATAGGTTCTTTATTTACATACTTTGCCGCTGTGGAGCCGTTAGAGTTAGCAGTTACGCCATGGCGTGCTACAAGACGATCGTTAATCCAAAACTTATCCGCTGGGTATCCGTCTACATAAGTTACACCAATATCATCAAACCTGAGCAAATGAGGAATGCTCATAACTGGATTATCACTACCAATTTGTTTCATACGTGAACTAGCCATTGCATTTAGGCCAACGTATTTTACAAGACGGCAATCATGGTTTCCTTCAATAAACACAATTTCTGCATTAGGGGAAATTGCTCTCTGACCAGCAATATAATCATGCCCAGCTTTTAAAGATTCATTAACCGTGTTAAAGAAGGCATTCTCTTGGGCATACTTACCAAACATAGGTAAGTCAATAGTGTCTCCAAGATTAATAATCTGGTCAATGCCGTATTCTTCTTCTAAAGTAGCCGTTACTTGCATGGCAACGTTAATAGCGTTTATATCGTGGAATGGGTCTAAAGAACCGTCTTCATAACGACGGTATCCAATTTGAGTATCTGGCAATAAAACTGCCAATTTCCAATCAGTTTTGCCTTTTTTGTTTTTAGTCTTTGTGGTTTTAGGCAATTTAGCGGCATTTACTGGCTTTAAAGTTGTAGGTTCATCTACCTGTGGCTCGTTTAACGCAGCCATAATGATGTCGATAAACTCTATTGTGTTTGACATTTACAGTCCCCTCGCACATGCGATTTAAAAGTGGTTGATTTGAATGGAAGGTCTTCTAAAACCGAAGTCATAGATCGGTATAAACTAGCTACATTGATTGATTGTTTCTGCATTAATAATGCAAAACCTTCTTGATCTTCTTTATTTTGTTTATCTAGCCAAGCGCCAAAACTACACTTAGCATCCGCAGCGTTTAAGTGCTGCTTAATGATGTCACTAAACACGATTCCTCCTTGGAATTTCGTTGTCCATTCAGACTAGCATACACATAAGTCTAGAAACAGCAAAACCCCAGCTGAAATTTCAGCTGGGGTTTTTTGAAAGTCTACCGTAGTCCACGGTAGTCTAATTAGTTAACGCTGTACATTCCTGCAAGGAAGTTAGGGGCACTGCGTTGAATAGCATGCTGGAATAGGCGTCCGTTAGCCTGAGTCATACCAGCTTCTGGAGCAGTGTGAGCCTCAAAGCCAACCTGCACTCCGTAGCAAGCTCCGCAACGTTCTTTTGGGGCGTATGCGTACGCAGGACCTGCAGGACCTGCATATGGGTCTACAGACTTGCTGTGATGTTTAGGCATTAACGTTGTGTTCTTTGATGGCGCACCTGATGCGTTCACAACAGCACCAGCGCCCATAGGGGCTGAACCGTCTGCTGGAACAGGGGCAATATTTTTAGCCATTTAAACCTCTTTAAGAGTGGGATATCCTTATTAAAGGATAAAGGGGTTTTCTTTAATATTCAGGCTTAATCAGAAACAATTGTAAAAACAATAGCGCTGATCTGACCATCATGACTTTCAATGCTGGCAAACCCTGGAATGCATTTAAGGTCTAGACCTCTAGGCGCAGTGTAACCACGGGCAATAGCAATAGCTTTAACAGCCTGGTTAACAGCGCCCGCACCAACGGCACGAAGCTTGCAAGAATGGTTTTCATAAATACTGTGGGCAATAGCTGCCGCTACAGATTGTGGGTTAGAACCAGCACTTACCTTTAAAATTTGCTCGTCTTGTATTTCAGACATTTTTGTACCTCGTATTGTAGTAGTGTTCTATCAATTATGAGGTATTACACCTACGTTTTCAGGGTGAAGTTAACTTATCGTACACTTCTTTTTCATACTCAAAATCATGTTTATTCATCACAATACGGGCTAATCCATAGGAATCTGCTGCGTTATCGTCAGTAAAATCAACGCCCCACTTCTTGTATACAGCTAAAAGCATCTGGCTTTTACTTATTCCAGTACCTTTTCCAGCCACATATTTCTTTAAACTAGTTGGAGGCACTACTAAAGGAAACCGCGCCTGAGGGACCGCTGGGTACAAGTCGTACATTAGTAACCTAAGCATCCCGCCTAATTCACCTGCCATGTTAGCCATTTGTGATCCAAAAGCATAGCCCTCAATGCAAGTTTTTTGCACATCGTAATTAGCTAAAAAGTCTTCAGTATAGTTACGTAGATTTGAAAGTCTTTCTACACCAGTTCCTTCTGGTTTATACACCTCAGTGTAATAGTTAAGATTTTTGTCAATAGCAGTTATAGCAAACCCGCTATAAGACTGGTCAATGCCCACGGCTACTGCTCCTCGCAGATTAGGCTTGCCAAAAATTTTCTTAGCCACTATTTTCCGTGCTTTTCTTTAAGGTGAGCTATGAGGTCTAAAACCTCGACAAACGTGGACTCACAATAAGAACAACGGTGTTCTTGGTTATACATTCGCATCATATCCTCAGTTTTATTGCACATTAAGTTGTAAACTTACTGGCTCGGTTAGTAAATCCAGAAGAAGTACGACGGGTAAGATCGCGGCTAATAAACGCACAATCACGCTCTACGTTAGAGTGCATCATTTCCATACCTTTGCGGTAAGCACTGGCTTCTGCGTGTGCTTGAGCCAGTTTAAGTACGTTAGGGTCAGCCATAACTTTAGCTTTGATAGCCGAAACGGTCATCTTAGGCTGAGTATAATCTTCCATGGCTGAGGCTTCAGCATAATCCAAACGTTTTTTAGCATTGGATTCATCAATCTGTGCACATGCCATTTGAGCAGTTACAAAAGACAAAAATGCGTTGTACTCTTGGAACAATCTCATAGCACCTAGGTCATCTAGGTCTGTAATATCAGCTGGCATTGTTGGATTAATTCCAGTAAATTCTGAGTCAAAGGTAAACCCTTGAGCACGAATTGTATCAATGGTACGTTGGCTTTCCTCAGCCTTAAGTTTAATTGACATTAAACACCTCACATTTAGAACAGTTACCTGTTGGAGATATATTACACCCAGGAGGCTGTTGTTTGTCAATTGCAGCCATAATCATAGTAGCGGCTTCAAACAAAGGTGTTACCCCAAAATCATTTTTAGGAATAATAAACTCTTTAACTTCTTGATTAGGCTTAGCTTCATAAATAAATACTGCTTCTTTAGGGTAATTATTTGGGTCCATAAGTTCTAACAGTTTCATGTATACCTGGGCCTGCATAATGTGAGTATAAAACGGAGACTTTAAACTAGACCAAGCTTTCTTAAAGTCTTCTCCGTGGGCTTGCCAACCCATTCGGTCTTCCCAAGCAAAAGTACCTTCGCCTACAGACTTGATCTCAAGTAGTAAGTCATCCCCAAAGTTTTTAAGCCATCCATCAGCATGGCCTGAGATACCATGAACTGAACTGGACACAGGAACCTCGTTGTATACCACTGGTCCACAACCATCAATGTGCGGCTCCATTTCAGCCGATAAACCCCATTCTTTAAGGCCACAGTTTAAGCACTTCCACTGACCATAAAGATTGCCCATATCTCTAAACCAGTTTTGCCATCTAGCATGGATACGGTGACCCTCTTCAAAAGTAAGATGAGTCTTCATGCTGGAACGATATTTAGGAGGAGCGGGCTCTGCGCCTTGTAAGTGGTAGTACTCGGCTCGGTGGCACCAGTCTGGTTTAATCATAGCCGAAGGATGAATTACATTAGTAGCGCGGCTTTTGTCAGCTGGTCGTGCAAGAATCCAACGCTCTACAGAACCAATTACTCTGGATTCTTTTTTTCCAACGTCTACCAATTTTTTAAGAGTACCTAATGGGCGGGTGATTTGGGTCATGTGGGTCCTTCTTATTTGGTTTATGGTAATCATTGCAGGAATGCCAGTCATACTTAGTTACATTCTTACCACACATTGGACAAGATATCCAGCCCTTGCGTTGAGGGTCTGTACCCTTGCGTTGAAAATCTGTATTCGGTTTTGCAACTATGCATTTGTGCGTCTCTCCACGCCACCATACACTACAGTCAGGACATTTAAACGGTTCGTATGTCATTTTTTTCTACCGCTTTCTACCCATTCTTTTAGGGTCATTCCGTTACGTTCAGCCTTACGCTTTAACGCATTTCTTTCTCTATGACTTAAGCCGCCCCAGATACCATACTGCTCGTTCATAGTTTCTGAGTACATCAGGCACTCTTTACGAACAGGGCATTCTGGACGACCGTCTCTACCAAAACATATTCCTTTAGAAACATCCGCAATAGATTTGTAAAGTTCTTTTTCTCTGGGAGGGAACCATAGCTCCGTATCCATACCTTTACACTTAGCGTCTGCACGCCAGTTCTCTACGTCTAAGGGGTCTCGCACGAACACTCCTGGAGCTTTTGGCGAAGCTCCAGGAAATCGTTTTCATCTAGCATGACGTAATTCTCGCCATTAAGATGGAAACCTAGGACAGGCATCCTACCGTCAAGGATAGCTTCCTTAACGATCTTTTCCAGGACCCCCGCTTTAACGGTTACCTGTTGCTTGCCTGTCCACTTATGTTCAATAAGTAGATCACTAGACCTGACATCACCCTTGCGGCTCCAAAAGGCTCCACTAGCAGCTACGGTACTACCGCCAACTGCTTTAGCTAGTCTGTTCTCGTGCTTCTTAGACTGCTTTTGCCCTTCAGAGCGCATCAGCCACCTCGTAAGTTGCGCTAGCTTCTGGACGTACAACTCTGCGTACATCTCGATCTAGAGCCTCTTTGAGGTCAACCTCTTCCCTAATAGAGTTTACCACAGCATCTCCACCTAGCCACTTACGATCACCGTAACTGTAATAGGCACCTGCACGGGTAATAATCTTGTAGATAATGCCAAGAGCAACAATCTCTTTAGCGTAGTCAAATTCACCTGCGTAGCAATTTCCGCCGTCACTAAAGTAGAAGTCTACATACGCTACCTGTGCTGGTGGGGCTGACTTGTTCTTAATGGTACGTACCTTAATAGTCTGACCAACCTTACGTTTTTCCTGTCCTGTACCAGCCTCAATCCATTCGTCACGCTTAACCTCTAGACGAGTAAAGAATGCGTAGTTCTTGGCCTCTCCACCTGGGGTGGTGCGAGGATCACCATACATAACGCCAATTTTCATGCGGTACTGGTTAATGATGATTCCAATAAAAGGACGTTCGGACTCAGTAAGTGAACGGCGCGATGCTTTACCAACCTTACGGAAAAACTTACCTGTAAGTAACGCACCACGACCAACAGTAGCCTCATCCATGTTCTTGTCATCTTCTGCCATAGGGACTAAAGCTGGAAGGGAATCAATTACAACGCAGTCAATAGATTTAGTTTCTACTAATTCAATGACGGCTTCATAGGCTTCTTCCATAACGTTAGTAGCAACTACATACACACGAGATAGGTCTATACCACACATTTGCGCATATTGTGGTACCCAAGTTTCCGCGGCTACCCAAACTGTGGTGAACTCTGGGTCGCGAGCCTGATTAGCGGCTACGGTTTTAAGGGCAAGTGCTGTCTTACCATTAGACGCTTCGCCTACAATTTCGTGCCATTGGTTAACAGGAAAACCTCCACCAAGAATCATGTCTACTGCAAGTGATCCTGTAGTCATGCGTCCTAATACATCATCTTTAATATCTGTACCAAGGACGATCATCTCTGAGCCAAATTTTTTATTTAGTTTAGCAATTGCTTTAGCAAGGTCTAAGTCCATTATTCAATCTTTCCAATGATAGTTTGCGGGTTAAAATTATTAGCAGTACTAATTTGTCTAGCTGGAGTAGCTGGTCCTCCGCCACCTTGCTGGGAAACACCCTTACCCATACCACTGCCTGATTGAACTACTGGATAACCACAGTCATAACATCTAGCCTTGGACTCAGGAGTTACTGAGCCATAATTCCCGCTACTGCAACCAGGGCACCTACTAGCTGTTGTAGCGCTCTGAGGCAGCCTAGGAGCCTCTTGAGGAGGCATCTGAGGTTGGGGTACAGGGTTGTAAGGAACAGGCGCTGGAGGCGTGTACGGAGGCGTAGGAGAAGGCCTGCTTGCTGGAACTGGAGCGCCCAATTTGTCGGCCCACCAATTACCGCTCATAAAATTCTCCTGATACAAATGAGCCTGGGTTTACCAAAATACCTAGCTCTAAAGCAGCCGCAAGGGCTGGAATAAGAACTGCCGCGGACACCCGTGTATAAATCTCAGCCATCAATTCCATGTCTTCCGCAAGGCTTGAGTCGTCACTAATAACGCCATCTTCTTTTAACGTTGTAGTAAGAGTCTCTGCTAAAACTTGTCCGTTCATAGAAGACATCATGTCAACAAAAGCTTTATATGGCATAACCCTAAGCAGTCTCTCAAGGCTTTCTTTGCGTTCCATCTCGTCTCCCTCTTGACTTACAGGAGAGAACCCAGCTGTTATTGCGTACTTGTTAGGGTTATCAATACCACTATCGTATAAAAACCACCTGTACAGAGTTGTTGCAGGGACCTCTGTTGTATCAACTTCCCAAGTTGGTTCTTGTCTTTCCCAGAATTTCCAATTCATTTTGCTTCTCCCCAACGGTCTACTACTTTTATGTCAGCTACTAAAGGTATAGATAACAAATCAATACCTTCCATTGCCTCACGGATTGCTGACACGGTGTCATCAACCTTATCATCTGGAGTCAGCGTAACCAACTCGTCGTGCACTGTCAAGAGGAGCTTAGCACCCTCTGGCAATCTTTTGTACGCACGCACCATAGCCAACTTAATAATGTCAGCAGCGGAGCCTTGAATACGGGTGTTAAAAGACTGGCGCTCTGCAGCAGACCTTAAGAATGGATCACTAGATAAAATCTCTGGAAGGTACCGTTTGCGGCCTAGTACCGTGGTTACATAAGGCGGGGTGTTAACTTTAGTTGCCCCAATAACTTTTATCCTATAAGAACTTACGGATGAGAATTCAGAGCCAAATCTAGAAAGTAAGTCGCGGGCTTCATTAATAGAGCACCCAATCTGACGGGAGATTTTATCTGGACCCACGCCGTAAGCCATAGCAAGAACCAGCACCTTACCTGCTTTACGATCTACCCCCATAGTGTCACCTACAGTGGTATAGATATCTCCACCCCGTAGATAGTTCTCCATCATAATAGGGTCTTTTGACATTGACGCAATAACACGCGGTTCAATTTGAGAGTAGTCCGCCACGACCAACGAAAAACCTGGCGGTGCATAAAAGAGGTTCCTAATCGCTTTACCGTGAGCCGTGTGAGGGGCAGGAACATTTTGTAGATTAGGGTTACGGCTACTAAAGCGACCAGTCTCCGCGCCATGCTGGATGAAGTCACAGTGTATACGCCCATTAATGAGTAAGGAGTCTTTATGTTCACGTTTTTCCTTTCCTCCTGTAGTTCGAACTACTTCTCCGCCTAAGTATGGCACTACATATGTAGTACTTAACTTGTTAAGATCAGCATAGGTAAGCATAGCATCTACTAAAGGGTCAGCAAGTTTGTAGGCCTCTAAAGCCTCGGCTGATACGGAGTAATCTGCGTAAGTAAGTTCTAGACCTTGTTCAGCTTTACGGTTTCCAGCGGTAGTAAGAATCTTAGGCTTAAGACCACGTCCGCCCTCATCCTTAGAACCATACAGTAATAGCTGCTTCTCTTGGTTAGAGTTAATATTAAACGGGCGTTCAGCAATACGAAATATCTCTGCCCTAGCGGTTTCAATGTCAATACGTAATTGCGCATCAAGAGCCTCTAACTCAGCTACATCTATTGGGGCACCCTCAAGCTTCATAGCACATAAAACTTGAAGCACGTCCATTTCTAAACTCATAATAACGTCAAGGTCTGACTCTTTAATTTTCGGGGCTAGGGCTTTCCACAATAAGAAAGTGTATTTAGCATCAAGAAAAGCATACTTAGCAACTTCGGTAAACGAATACTTCTCTACTTCTTTACCTACGCCTTTAACCATCTCGTATCCAAACTCACGCTTAAGACAAGCATCAAGGCCACACTTATTTTTATTACGGTTGTCGCTAATAAAAGACGCAATCATAGTGTCAAAGTATGGGCCTGTGGGAACTTCTCCTTTATAGTATTTTGCGATAGATGTCAAATCAAAGATTAGGTTATGACCTATTGTAAGAAGGTTACTATTAAATAGAATAGGGCGCAAAGCCTTAAAAACCTCGTTAGGATACAGCTGGGATGGAGGAGGACCAAACTTTTTAGTGGCTTTTTTCTTATCCCGTGAATAATCACTAGGACGAGCGGTAAGACCTGCTTCTACTCGCTTCTCACCTTGGCCTGTAAGTGGAAACACTTCCTCTACAAAGTCACCGTTAGGGTGGCCCATTGGGATTACATCGCACCGACCGTGGGTAGCAAAAGTAATCCATAAAACTTCGTTAATTGGAGTGACCCCACGGTTATCGCCAACGGTTTCTACGTCAAATGCAAAAGCATCTTGCGTTAAATAATGTGCGACCATTTCATTTAACTGGTCAAGTGTAGTAATAATATTCATAGCATGCCCCTTAAGAGCCACTAGCGGTAGGAAAGGGGGGAACCTACCGCCAGTGGCGGTCTGTGTGTTATTTAGGAATTACGAAGGCTTTCAGCAATTTCAAGCAATTGATCGTAAGGTGTCTCACGAATTACTGCATCAGTATAAACCTCTACAGTTGCAATGTAAGCTTCTGCTTCTGCCTGATTAATTCCCCAGTCCTCATCTAGGTCGCGTGCCTTAATAGCGTTGACATGGTAAGTAGTACCAGCCTTTTCTCCTGTGCGACTAATCGCCCAGTAGTTCTTATTAATTGGACCCTGTGGGGAGCTGTTTGCCTGCAACAAAGTGCGGAACAAAGGAGGGGTTGCAGTAAGGATTTGGCGCTGTGGGCCACCTTCTGCGCTTAGGTTAACAATCGTGAACCCACGCTTGTCATCTGGACGGTGGTCTAAAACTGTGCACAATGGGCAAGGCTGACCACTTGGCTTAAGGCAAATGTATGACTTTTTGCCTGGCTTGTTAGTTAGGAAGTGTTGCTTGTAGGTAGCAAATGGACCACCTTCATCCAAGAACTTGACTACCTGCAAGGCTTCACTTGCTTTGAAGTCAATTGGAAAACTACCTGATGGGGTAGTCATGCTTTCGGCTGCATCCCAGCCTGACTTAACTGCACCGCTACTTGCTTGCTCAGGGCGGGCGTTTACATCGAAGTCTTCACCAAAGCTATCTGCTACGGAGTACTTCTCTTCTTCTATCGAACGGTTAACTGGCATTTTTATTTCTCTTTTTCTGCGTTATCGGCATTGTTGGTTGTTTCTTGCATCTTAATGTGTTCCCACATCTCAGCAAGTTCTTGAGGAACTTGCTGGTATTCGGACCACTCGATTCTATCTAAACCTAATAGTCCGTGCTTGTCAAATAGATCGACAGCTGCCTCTACCATAGCACGGCTGTACAGCTTTCGACCTCTTCTTGTGTCACCATTTTTATCAACTACATCAGGTAGTCTATATGGTGCGTTAGGTAAATATCCTAACATACCCCAGGTTCGTACCGTAATAATCGGTCTACCTAGAGCCTGTGCCAAAGCACCGAGCGTAAACATTTCTACGTCAATGCCGCTTGGCAAAGTCTTTACAAAAGGGCGTGCGTCCCAAGTCTTTTCTACAATTACTTTGGGCTTTTCTTCTTTAATTAATTTTCTTTTACGTTTACTGCCTGGGTAGTACTGGTCAATGGCAGAAAACATTTCATCAATTAAGTCTTCCATGTTAACTCTTTGACATCACTAACGCCCAAGTTATTTTAGCTGGGAACATCTTGTCAATGTCTTCTTCAGTAACTAAACCTTCGTAATATGCAGCCATAATGGCTTCCTCATCTAGAACAGGAATCATTGTAACGCAACGTTCGTGCAAACCTTTTTCTTTTAAAATATCCTCAGCAATGTCCATGTCTAAAGACTTAGAAACTTTTCGCTGATTGAGTACTCTTTTAATTCCTGTTACGTCGTCATTAATTTCTACTACAACATGTCCTCGGTCATCAACTTCACCTAGCTCTTTTAAACCGTTGCGTAGTTTTTCTTTAACATCATTTTGAATTGCAACTGTGCTATCAATACGATCTTTAAGCGTAGCGTTTTGACGGACAAGGTCTAACATATCTTCTATGTTCATGTGAACCCCCTTCTTAGGTAAAAATTACTCTAGCACATCAACCTGACGTGCACGGGCGCTTTTTAAATACGAGTACAATCCGTCAATAATAATACTAGTTACCGTGACCCCGTCAATTCGGGCCTGGTCTTGAACAGCAAGCCAAAGCTCATCATCTACCCGTAGGGTGCGAGTTGGCGTCTTAGGTGCGTTAGGCATACCTATATTGTACCAAAATGTACTGACAAAATGCCCCAAATAGTTAAACTATTCGTCATCCTTGTCTTCACGAATCCGAATGGTGACTAGGTGTATAAGGGTTACTAATAGGATTGAGTAGCCCACAACCGTACGGGCGCTACCCTCCAACAGTAACCAGGCTACAAAGAATCCAAGGAGTGTGTATCCCTGGTTCAATGATTCAATGATTGCGTCTTTTAACCAGCGCATTTTATCTCCTAATTAATTGGGCGGTAACTCCGCCAACAATGACTTGACCAACAAGAACCACAGCTACTGTGCCTTGTTGAGCGGTTTTACGTACATCCGCAGGTAAATCTGCGCCTACGTTGGAAATAGCTTTAAGAGCTTTTCCTGGGTCTGTGAATACTGTTGCCAGCAATTCAGAGGGGTCTTCAAAAATTTGAAGTGCATCCGCTACTGCAGCGGTAAGTACTACACCGTTTTCTAAAGTAACGGGTTGATCTGGCGGCAACTCACTGTAATCAATACCCGAAGCCATAAGCACATCAAAAGGAATAGCTTCATCAGGGGTATACTGAGTAAGTAATTCAGTTACCGTAGTCGGAGGCTCAGGTGTCACGTTTTGAGTAGGTTCAGGTATTGGCGTTGGCTCTGGGTCCAGAGTTGGTTCAACGTTTTCGACTGGATCAGGGCTAAGACTTGGCACAGGTTCTAGAGTTGGCTCTGGAGTTGGTGTAAGTGTTTCTTCGGGTGTGGGTTCTGGTAGTGGGGTTGCTATATCTGTGGGCGTTGGCTCAGGAGTTGGTGTAGGTGAAGAAGTTTCTGAAGGGCTTGGGGACGGCTCTGGGGTTGGTTCTGGGGATGGCGTTGGTTCAGGGCTTAGTGTTGGCTCTGGCGTGGGTGTTAGTGTTGGCTCTGGTGTTGGGGTGGGAGTAGGTTCCACGGGACAAGTCTGACTCCAAGTAATCCATGATCCATCCCAACACTGTGTATCAGGCGGTACAGGCGGGCAAGTTTGATTCCAAGCTACGGTAGTACCGTCCCAGCATTGGCCTGGAGGAGGCTCTGGAGGGCACGTAGAGGTCAAAGGAATAACAGACCCATCCCAGCATGACTGCATCTCTACAGGGCGCCCACCGTTAACCGTAAAGGCTTCAGAGATGGTTACTACGTCTGTGTTAGGGGCAAATCGAATACCCCGCCGTAAATCTGCAGGTAGCCAACCCGTGGTCTCTACAGTTCCTGACCATGAAGGGTACCTGGCTATGTCTACAGTTAACTTAATTTCAGTTATTGCCCCAATTGATTGTGGGTAAGGACGAACCTTCCAAAGCACACAAAAACCTGTGCTGTTAACGCCATAACTTAAACTGTCACCCTCACCAAAAGTTACACAATCATACCCCGCTAAAGAAATGGATGGGGTATTTGGATACGAGCTAAAGTTAGCATCAGCGGTTCCAAAGGTAAGCGTTCCATTAGTAGTCACATACGTAGTGTCGTATGTAGTATCACCTATAGGTAATGAAAATGGCAAAGCCATCTGGTGTGCAGTGTCGTCTTCACCAGTCCAAGAATAAGTATCGCAAGGCACATCAACTGCAGCCTGTGCGGGCATAGCGCTTAATGGAAAAGCAAATGCAAACACTAAGGCAGCAAAAATTTTAAAGGGTTTCAATGCCAGTTCTCTCCTAAAGGCAACGTATTAAGTTTACCTAAAGAAAGTTGCTATGTCTGGTCTTGCTTCTACTTGCAAGTGGAGCAGTCGAGAGTCGAACTCGATTCCTAACACTTCCGACGTGCGGAGTTAATGCTAGTCGATACCAAATCTGCCCCTGGTAGAAATTAAACTCTACCATAGCGGACGTTAGACGTCCAGATACTTTCTATTCGAACGTGATGACCACGTTTAGGGGAATGTATAACCTTTCCATTACCTACATAGATTCCTACATGGTAAGCGTAACCCTGCCTAGTTATAAAAAACACTAGGTCTCCTGGCTTTGCTTTTGCCGCAGTAATTTTTGTAGCAATACGATACTGACTGTGTACAATCGGTGGCAACTTAATGCCCTGTTGGTTATATACGTATTGTGTGAATCCAGAGCAGTCAAAGCATCTGGAAGTGTGCCCACCCCGACAGTACGGGGTTCCGATATATTGTTTAGCAATAGCTACGATCGATTTAACCGCAACTTTTGTTTCGATTTTTGTCTGCATTTCATTAGCATTAGCCTGACCCTGGGCTACTGGTAGCGATACAAGTAAACTTGTAAGAAGCGCAATAGCGGTGGTCAGACGTTTGGTTCTGTCTAACATACATTTCCACCCTAACATAAAAAAAGTTAAGGTTCAGATAGACAAGGTGTATTACTTAAACAGATGTTCCTTGAATAAATGACTTTAAAGACCCTAAAGTTAGGTCTACTCCACCCTTATCATCAATACCTTCACCGTCCATAACAGCATTGGCTATTGAGTTTTTCTGTTGTAGAGCTTCATGCTGGCGTACTTCAATAGACCCAGATACTAAAAAATCTTGGATAACAATAGTCTCCCAAGTAGAAGACGCTCTTTTTATTCGACCGTTTCTTTGCGTCGCAAGGCCAGACGACCATGGCATGTCATAATTAACCAGTAAATTGGCAGCAGGCAAGTCAACACCATAACCCCCAGCGTCACTACTAATAAGAACACGCACATCAGGGTTAGTGTTAAATTCAACTTTATTATCTTCTTTAGATTTTGCATCAAGCTGCCCTGTGTAGGTCCGACAAATGTCTTCTCCTAGCTTATCTTTAATCATGCTTACCATATCTACATACGTAGCAAAAATAACAACTTTATTGTCTGGCCTTTGCCCTAAGAAGTCTTGTACGTATTCAATTAGCGCATCTAGTTTAGGGGCTGCGGTAACGCCATCTAATAAACCTTCTAAAAGAAGGTAGTTAGCATACTCAGAACCTGTGTCCCCTATTTCTTGAAATCTTTCTGCGCTCAACCTAACTAAGTCTGGATGGGAGCAAAGCATTTTAAGGCAACCTACTTTAGACATAATTCTGCCGCGTATCTCATCTGCTCTATTACCTGTCTTATCAGCATACCCGTAATGAGAAAGCATATTAAAAGAACCGCCAAATAAATCTTTGGCATTGTCTAATTCTTGAATTAGATCATCAACAATTTTTCTGTACAACTTTGCAGCTTTCCTGTCAAAGTAAACAAGAATAGGTTCTTTATGAATTGAGTCAGGTAAGTATGGCGCAACGTCTGGGTCTTTTTGTGATTTCCTTACGGAAGCCTCTTTCATTTTTGTATGTAAAGTAGGTAGATTTCTGTATCTATCAACACCGCCCCAGGTATTACGAACAATAAATGTTGAATCAAAAATATCAAAACGTCCCAGCACTTTTTGATCTACAAATTGCATGATTGAATACAACTCTTCAGGCTTACCATTTTCAATTGGCGTACCAGTAAGAGCAAATTTAAAAGGAGCATTAGCTAACTTTTTTACTTGCTTAGCTCGTTTAGACTTAAAAGATTTAATAGCGGTGGCTTCGTCTAAAACAACAAACCCGCGAGGTAATTTAGATACGTAATCCCAATCATTAACTACCTGTTCGTAGTTCATGATTATGTAGTCCACCCCTGAATTCTCCCAGTTCATTGCTTCGGCGTATTGAGCTTGTCGTTGTTTAGGAGTGCCGTCAATTACTAATGAGGTAGAATTACTGAATTTTGTAATGGAGTTAGCCCACTGATATTTAAGACTAGACAAGCAAACTATTAATCCAGGTTCATAAATTTTGTCTTCATCCATTAACCGTTCAACAGCTGCAATAGTTAATACGGTTTTACCTAAACCTAAATCATAAGCAACTAACATGGAGCCTTGCTCACACATACGGTCTACGGCGTTTACTTGATACGGTAAAAGTGTTCCAGTAAATGACATATAAAAATACTACACCACGCTAAACAAAAAGAAAACCCACCCCTTAGGGTGGGTCATCTTCAGTAAAAACTATGCGTCTAGAATTGCCTGTGGGTTAAGCCCGCCTCCACGAACCCAACCTGGACCCTTCTGAAGCTCCATGTGTAAGTGTGGACCTGTGACATTGCCTTCTGATCCAACTTTACCGATGACATCTCCAACTTTTAAGTCTTGACCAACCTTAACGCTGTTGGAAGATAGGTGAGCAAATAGGAGATGTCCACCTTTAACTTTCATTAGTACCGAGTGCTGACCAAAAGCGGCACCCCAGCACTGACCAACTTTAACTACTTCGCCAGCTACAGGAGCAACTACTACAGCACCTACTGGAGCAGCGTAGTCCACTCCTTCATGCTTTCCGCTGGACCAGCGTTTCCCCGCAATACCCCAGGGCGTCGTGACCTTATACTTTTTATCCTGCATCGGTGATGCCATGTTCTCTCCTTAAAGACTAGTTTTATATCGAATAGAGTGTTTAGCGGAGTCTAGGCCAAGTAATACCTCGGCCTTGCTCATACCACCCACGTCTTTCATGTCAGTATTAGAGTAATCAAAAAACCAAGCTTCAAAGTTTTGAGTTTTAGTTAATTGAGCCAATTTAAAAGAAGCTGATGTTCCAGCCTCATCGGAATCTAATGCCATTACAATTCTATCAGCGGAACGTATGTATTTCAGTTGAACGTCTGAAATTAATGCCCCATAAACGGCTACCCCACCAAGTATCCCTATAGACGCAAGTCGTACAACGTCTAGTGGGGACTCTACAACTATCATGTCGCCACCTGTGTATTGTTGAAAGCCAAATAATCCGTTGGATTTTTTTACCCCCACGGGGTAATTGCGAAAGTGCCTACCGTTAAAAGCCTTGACCTGCCAGCCTTGTAAGTTACCTGTATGTGGGTCTCTAATTGGGATGATCCAACTCTCAGTAGAACGCTCCCACCGTAAACCAAAGTGCTGAGCAGCAGCTAGCGTCAGTCCGCGTGCCTTTAGAGCATACTCTGGAGGGTCTGTAAAAGCTGCTAGAGAGGCCTCAGATATGTAGACTAGCTCTTCAAACACTTCTTTAGGTTTACTAATTGCTCGTTCAAAAGCATCCATAAGTTCCCCGCCACTAGACAACCAAGCCTTAGCATCGTCGTAGTCTAACTCACGCAAAGTTGCTGTAAGGGAAATGATGTTGCCGCGGTACTCGCACGAGAAACATATATGAGCTCCAGTCTCGGCATTTATGTACCAAGAAGGGTTGCGATCTTTCTTACCTGTGCGTTGTTCGTGCATAGGGCAAAAGCCTTGTATCTCATCCCCACGAGAACTTACGTATTCAACACCTAGGTCTTCTAAGACACGTTCCATCTCTTCTACGTTCACATGTCATCACTGCTAATCTCACGGAACTCACCTGTGTTCCAATCCCATACTAGTGATACCTCTAAAGGGCCACAGTTACGACTAGCCATAACCTTTAGCAATCTAGTGTCGTCTACGTTTTCGTCTTCACGTTGCAAACCAAATACAACGTCAGCATCTTGAAAGAATGAGGAAGAGTAACCAATAGAGTCTACTGTTACATTTCCCTTACGCATTTTCCATCCCAAAGCCTGCGTAGTAACAACAATTGGAATCTGGTGCTTTTGTGCCAGACGCTTAAGACTACGTGTGATGTTGGTGAGAGCTAGCGCAGTGTTTGCTTCTCCAGACTGCTCATCCATCATCAAGTACACACCGTCAATAAATAAAACGTTAGGCTGCAATTGCTGAATCTTATTTGATATTCCAGAAATTACGGAAGCTCCTGCAGAATCCGTAAGCCAGAACTTATGTTGCAACATAGTCATACCACGAAGTTTTGCTTGGTAACGCGCCTCTTCTTCTGAAGTAAGAGTTCCTGTAGTTAAACGGTGGTGTGAAATACGAGCACGCATAGCATCGTAACGAGTAATTTGTTCTTGGTTACTCATTTCAAATGATTGAAAAACAGGAACCTTTCCACCACTATGAATGTTATGAGCCATCTGTAATGCAAGGGTTGACTTACCAGTTTTAGGTGGCGCAACAATTACAATCAGCTGACCTGGCTGTAGACCGCTGGTTGCTTGGTCAATAGTACTAAACCCTGTTGCCATTCCACGAAGACCTCCTGGAAGGTTCTTACGTTCAAGGTATTCTTCCCAACGCTGATCGGTGTTCTGGGTAATGTCAATGTCGCTAACCGCGTGAAAGCCGTTATCGTCAAGTGTAGAAAACCCACTCTGTAAAATAGACACAGCGTTTTCGTGATTGCCAAACTTCTCAATTTCTTCAATGGCTTTTCTGAGAGAGTTATTAACAATAGCTTTACGTTGAGCTTTAACTACTTCATCTACTAAAAAATCAAGAGAGTCACTAACTTCAACAAAAACATATGTAGGAAAGTTATCTTTAATAACTTCCGTGCTGGGAACCTCGTTGTAGTTAGTGTAATGGTTTCTAATAAAAGACCAGACTCTTCGATCCTCATTGTTTGAAAACCAAGGCTCGGACACACCACGTTCAAGCAGAAAACTAATGCTTCTTTCGTTTAGTGCTCGGTTTAGTAGTAGGTTTTCGTAGTTCATCTAGTCCCCTTAAAAGTCCAATCCTAAGCGACCATACATTAGTTGGTGCTCTGGGTCAATTACGCCGATTACTTCTGGTCTATATGGTAGGTCTGCAACTAACTTCTTAGGAGAAGCATAGTGGTTGTAATACCTGAATGGATTGTTGCCTGCCCTATCAATTTTGTTAAACAAGATTTCAAGTTCAGGGTCTTTGTATTCAAATGAGACTAGCTCAAGTGTTACTCCTGCGCGAGTAGTGTACAAGTAAAACTTGTTTAAAAGGAATTTGTCAAATCCAATTTCCTCAGACTTAACATTAAATATTTTTAACTTCTTTTCTACAACAGGTACCTTAATGAATATCAGATTAGCATTCACAAGTACACGCCGTGGCATGTCGTTGCTGATGTCCCCTTTATACATGGTTTAACAAACCTCTATTTTTCCAAATTTAATAATGAACTTTCGCAGTTCGTCTGAGGACTCGTGAGCTTTGTCTGTATCCTCATTGGTTACAGTGGTAGAAATTTGTAATGGATAAGTCCCATGATTTTGTTTAACGCGTGAGTTTACAAACTTAGTGTGCTTACATACTCCGCGTCCAGCGTATCCTGGGCAAGTACAAATAAAGTTTTTATCTCTGTCTATGCTTACTTCAAAGATACCTGGACCTGGGGTTCCCGAACCGCCTAAAAAAATTTGAACTAACTTGGTGTCTTCCATAACTCCCTCGCTCATTTTTTTCGTAAGTCTCCCTTAGTAGATTTTAGTTCAATTGTGGCAAAAGCTTCGTGTATAAACGATCCAGTTGCTTCGCCATAAGCAGCAGACCAGGCATCTATAGGAAGATTTGTGGTAACTATGGTGGGAAGTCCTAGGTTAAATCTGGTACGCAAAATATGATGAAGCAAGTTTTTGTTCCAACCACTGCCTGATACATGCTCTTTGCCCACGTCGTCAATGACTAGTACTCGAATGTTGTAAGCATCATCTTCACACTCCCCATGCATACCTAAAAACAAACGTTCTTGCTCATCGGTTTTATCTGGACTCATTAATGCACCCTTAAGTTCAATAATGTCGTTGTAGGTAGCAAAGTGACATGGCTTTACAAGAACCCTGCCGTTGTTTACGGAAAAGTCTTCTAGATCAAATGTCCGCATCATCTCTTGGATAACTGCCAAAGAAAGTGTAGTTTTTCCGTGACCTGGCTCTCCAACAAGTAGCAGGCCTTTGCCACAAATAGGTTTACCATCTGCACGAATCACATCACCAGACTTAACCTTACGTATCCAATTGGATACAAGCTTTAAGTCTTGCGCAGATACCTCTTTGCAGTCTGATAACTCCCAGCCCCTGCGGTTTGCAGGAACATTAGCAATCGTTAACCACGACTTACGCCGTACAGGTAACTCGCTAACATTAATCATTTGCTTCCTCTGACTTACCGCAACTGCAGTTAGTGCACTTACATTCTGGGTTAGACTTCTCCGCCTTTTGAATCCACTCAGTTATGCGCTGAACGGTTTCTGCGGTTAGGCCTGCTTGACGATAGTCGCGTTCAAGACTTTCTTCAAAAGCACGTTTCATATTACTCACTTAACCACTCCTGTGACTTAGCAGCTTGTAAAGCTGATGTTTCTTTTTCTTCTGGTGTTTGTACCATACGTTTTGCCTGTACCGCAAGTTCGGGTGAACGAGTAATAAACAGTTTCCACATATGCTCTCCGTCATCATATTTTTCAAACTTTGTAGTTTCAAAAAATAGGTCTAACATCTTGTATTCAGTTTCACCGTTAGTCTGGTGCACCATTCGCATTTTAGCAAATGCACCTGTAATCCTGCGTATGGTGATGTTGTTTTTAATATGAAAATACCGAGTTAACCGATCCATAAATTCATACGCAATTTCGTTACTACCCCACTTTTCAATTTCAAGATCGTGGCGAGAACCTAGCTTAGTCCGCTTCGTAGATGTAAAAGTGACCTGAGAATCTTTCATTTTGGCATCTCGGTATTTACGCCGTGCTTCTTTAGCATCCTGAGTGTATTCGTCTTCTGACTCATTTGCGTTAAAAAACTGATACGGCATTTCTTTCTCCTCTACCGAGATGTTAAACGTCTTGTTTTTGTTACGAGGGTCCTCCCTCGTAACTTCTTTACTAGTTATACTAGTTATATTATTAGGATTAATTAGCTGGTTCTCACTTAAAAGAACTACGGGTTTGCCGCATACGGCTAATCCGTCTCTGGCTACCCACTCCATAGTCGGTTTTTCCGACTGTGGTAACCAGTCCCTAACGTACATCCACCCTAAATCTGTAATGTCTTGATAGTGATTCCATTGCTTGTTAGGGCCTGCCTGGTACCTGCCTCTAACAAGCATGCCAGCGTTCTCAAGTTCTTTTAGAGCCCCTCCCCAGTAGTCCCTGCCAGACCCTGGAAACGCTTCTGTGAGCCCAGGAGCGGTCATGCGGACCTTACCTGTGGCTCCTGCCATAAGGGCAACTAGTGCCTTAGGCGATAACGTGCTTATCATTTCTTTAGTACCCGCTTTAATTCTTTACCAATAGCCTCGGCAAAAATGTCAGCAATAATACGAACGGCTTCGTATAGTGGGTCTTCAAATTCCTCTGCAGCCTCTTCATCGTCAACATCAGCCTCAATTTCCTCCTCGGTCATCTGCTCCTGTTCAGGAATAACAGGTGCCGCAACGGATTTAATTGAGTCTTGAGGCACTAGCTTGTTAAGTCCCTCAGTTAAGTCAAACGCTGGGATTCTATTTTCCTTAGCAATAGCAAGACTTGATAGAGATTCAGGATCATCGTCATCCCAAAGGATAAACATAGCTGAGTTTTCCTGTATGTTTTCAGGGTTTGAAAGCTCTACAGCAAACTCAATCTCTTTATCAGTAAGGTATTGCTTAAGCCATACCTGACCTTCAGAAAGCCTAACTGGGTTGGCTAATGTGAATTTAATTTTTGGATTAGCGTGGATGTAATCATCTACTAAAGCCTCAACATTTGCACGGCTAGTTTTACCATTTCCCGTAACTATGATGTGGTCGTACATAAAGTCTCCTTAGTGGTAGGAGAACTACTATACACGCAACTTAAGAATACGCAAGAACTCTTAATATAATCATATTTTTAAATGGTAGGGTCGGCGTACCAAACTACTTCAAGCGAAGGATTATCTAATTCCATGTAGATGTTGTTAGTTCCTGACTGAACACTGGTTACGCCTTGCCTACCAAAAGTAACGCCACCATTAGTAGACGCGTTGTCCCACCAGTATTGCCTAATTGCGAGGTTTAATGTTTTAGTAGCTGTTGTTCCAGCTGACATGGTATGCGTTTTATCTAAATTAATAGACCTAGGTGTAATAGATGTGTAGGACGAAGGCGGACTAGATAGCGTATTTCCATGAGCTCCAATCCATAAAGCCCTAGCAGCATTGTCACCTACTCCAGCAAGTCTATCAATGGTTAACCTAGCTGCAATAATGCCTTCGCCGCTGGTTGCTGTTGGGGATACTGACTGGTAAATACTAGGCCAGTTAAGCGTTGCAAACCAAGCAGCTGATTGGTAATCACCTTGGTTAGAGCTGAAATACCCTTGGTGCATAGATGTTGTTGAGTATCTAGCATTGTTACCAAACACAGCAGTTGGACCAGCGTAGTCACCCAAATCTGATGCCGCTGCTGTTTGTTCTTGTGCAATGTAAACATACAAGAGGTCACTACCATTGCCATATCCTGATCCGTCTTCAACCGCGTACCCAGCTTTGGTTGCTGTAGCGTAGAACATAGTAGACTGATTGCGCGAAGTAGCTGCACCGCTCCAAGTAGTCGGGCTTCCTCCAAATTGCTTGTAGTAATACGTAGGAGTAATAGCAACAGCGTTACCGTTAATGTCCGTTGCAGTAGCTGACATTGCCACAGTCCTAGTTGTTGCATTAGCGCCAGTTCCTACGTAGAAACCGCCGTCAGTAGCGCCCGAAATAGTAGCAGTAATGTACAAAGGCATAGCAACTACAGACGACGTGACTCCAGTAGCAGTGGTAGCAGTAGCGTAGTTATCTGCAGCAACAGAAGCCGTCCATGAAATGCTTGACTCTGTGGTTGAAGTAACTCTGTTGTAGGTTGCAGTACCAGAAGCGTTTGTTGTACTTGTTGCTACTGGGCTACCTGCTCTGTAGAACGTAACTGAGCGACCACTAACTGCTGGTGATACTGTAGCGGAGAAAGCCTGAGTATCTGTGTAATAGGTACTTGTAGGTCCAGAAATTGTAATGCTAGACGAAGCAGCATTAACCGTGTAACTTGCTGTAGCAGTTGAAGGTTGGTAAATTCCGTTACCGCTATAAGACAAGGCTAAATTATGACCACCACTATTTGCGGTAGGTAAAGTTACTGAGTAAGACCCTGCGCCTGAAACTGTTGCAGTTGCACGAGGTGCACCGCCTTCAGTAATAGCAACCGTTCCACCTGCTGGGTTAGGTGAAATAGAACCACTAACCGTTGCTCCTGTTGGATAAGTAACAGGAGAGATTGCGCTGACGTTAAGCGTAGTGTTAATAGCTTGGGCAGGTGTAGTCGCTACAGCAACAGAAGATACTGGTGAATATCCAATACCGTTTCTAGCGCTTATCCGATAGTAATAAGTAGTAAGTTCGGAAGCAGTAGAATCTGAGTATGTTATAGCGGTAGTTGTGGTAGACAATGTTGTTGCATTAATAGTAAACCCACTATTAGTTGCGCGTTCAATCTTGTAGTCAATAATTGGGGTAGCAGTTGAGTTAACTGTTCCAGCGGTCCAACCCAAGTTAATCGTGTTGTAAGCTGTGGCTGTGGCGGTAACTCCTGTTGGGAATGTCGGAACGTTATAAGTTAGTTTAGATGCACTAGTTGCAGACCAGTTTGAGTTAGTAAGTTGTGCGTTTTTAGCTTTAACTGCGTATACGTAACTAACTCCTGAAGCAGTTGTTGTATCTGTGTACGGCAACGTGATTGTAAAGTCAGTAACACCAACGTTAGACCAAGTAGACCCGCCATCAGAAGAACGCCTAATATTGTAAGTTAAAGCACTTGGATTAGCATTGTAAGAACCGCTAACTACTAAATTAGAATTAGTGGATGCCGCGTTATTAACTCCAGGAGCAGTAAGTGGATCAGCTAAGTAATATGGTGCGGTGGCAGTACTAGTGGTATACGCACTGATTAATTGAGTATTACTTGCTTGAACTCGGTACTTGTATTGGTACCCCGACAAAGCTTCTACTGGTGAGCTAGTAGTGTTCCCAGTAAAAATAGTTTCCCAAGCACTAAAAGTTGTTCCGCCATCAATTGAGTAGGCTTCTTGTACACTGTATGAGTTAACAGCTGGGTTAGCAGTAGACACTGCGCTCCAACTAAGGCTGAGCTGATTAGCAGTAGCAGCTGTTGGTACAACTGTAACTGAAGCTGGGGCAGTAATGTAATATGGGTTAGTTGCTGAACCCGTAGTTGAATACACGCTGTACACCGAAGTAGCCGCTGCGTAATCTGCACGGGAACGAACACGATAAAAATAACTAGAGTTGGTAGCAACAGTTGCATCTGTGTAAGAGGTAGCAGAAGCGGATAACGCCGTGCTAAGGGTAGTTGCCCCAACAGTGAAACCACTGTTGGTTGCTCTTTCAAGTTCAAGGTTAGTAATAGAAGCGTTACCACTAGTTGGTGTAGGCCAAGAAATAGTAATGCTACTTGAGGTTCCTGAGGTGGCTGCAGCTATAGCCGTACCAAGTGAGCCAAGCCATAAAGTATCCACAGTTTCGCTTATAATATTTGCTTGAACTGTATTAAGAGCTGTAACACGGTAAGTAAATGGATTAGCTACACCAGTGCTAGCTAAACTTGGGTCTATTACGTTTACTCCAGTAGCCGAGGTAGACACGGTTGCAACAACAGACCCATTAACTAACCGCTCAACTTTTACAGAAGTTACTGCTGGGTTAGCAATTCCAATAGCAGTCCAATTAAGTTTTACACCAGTTCCCCAACCAACAGCAGTAAGTGTTGGGTATGTGTAGTTGTAAAACTTAGGTCTAGGAATAACTACAGGGAGTCCGTACTTAGGTGCGACAGCATTAAGTGCGCCATTTGAAGAGTACATAGTGCCGTAAACACCTGCACCACCTGTAAGACTAATTGTAGGAACAGTCGTGTATGTCCATGGAACATTTGCGCTAAAAGATGTAGGAGAATCAATTTTATAAACTAATTGGCTTACAAGATTAGGGCTAAAATTACCATCTGAACTGGTAAGGCCCGTAGTAATTACTTTAGCTCCAGGGTAAAGATTATGCACATCTAATGTAGTAAATGTAATTACTGCCGTGTTTTCATCTGTTTTAGAAAGCGCTACTGTAGCACCCGTAATGCTAGCAGCAAGATTATTTAAACTGGTTTTTCTAGGCATAATACATACCCTCTAAAATTAAAGAATCAATTTTTCCAATGTTGAATAATCTATTATAGTACAAATGGCTGACACTATTATCGGCGGTGCCTTCCCAAATTGAATCTCGATCAGAAGAATAGTTTTGCCCATCATATGATCCATCAAAATAATGTTTAAGCACGGACACAGGTTCGAATAAACAAGAGTCTACGTAGATAGTTGATGCATTACCTGTAGTATCTTTTCTGACAACTTTAACTACAGCAAAATTAGCATTATCTGGAGATAGGGCAGATACAAAAAGACGGTTCCAACCAGTGGCTGATGACATTGGTACGGGTGCGGTAGATACTAAGGTACCTGCTGAGTTGTAATACGAAGCTCCTACAGAAGTGGTAATTGCTGGCGTTGCTCCCGTAGCTGCTACGTACCAATCAATTTCTACGTTATAAGTGACTCCAGCCCCTGATCCCCACTTAGCATAAACCGAAAAAGTGTATGGGGTACTAGGAGTTATTGCAATACGATTAGTGTTGTACATAAATGCATTAGCAGTAGCGTTTGTATCATCTACTTTTGCTGAGGTTGTTCCAAAAATTTGTTGAGCTGTAGTTGAAGCTATTGTAACTGCCGATGTGCTTACTGACCAACTAGTTGTTGCTGTAGCAAAACTCGGATTAAGAATAAGGTTACGGCGGTCAGCAAGAACTTGGATAGTAGTATTGCGTGCATCTTGGAACGTAGAAGCTGAGGCAGCAAGCCCTGGGGCGTTTAACGTTTGGTCCGCAGCAGTCTTAACGTAACTAAACGTAGTTGTAGTAGGTGTCGTAGAAATACTATATGTTCCGTCAAATGGGACGCCTAATCCGTATACAGTTACTGAGTTGCCTGTAGTAAACCCATGTTCAATGTCTGTACCAAGAGTAGCAACATCGCTTGCAATCTGGGCTGTGCTTACCGTAATTCCGCCTTCAAATTGAGCAGCATCTACAAAATAGTTGTTAGCGGCGGAAAATGAAGGTTGAGCATATATAGCATTGGATGGGGCGGAACCACTAATTTGAGCGGTGTACCAAGTTGTACCAGAGCTCTGAGCACCAGTGCTTAAAGTTCCCGTAGTGCTAGAGATTGCAGTACCGTTTTTATCAAGCCAGTTAATCGAAGCAGTAACGGCTACAGCAGTAGTACCAGCGCGGTTAGCTTTAATACTAAACGCATACGGTTTGTCTGGATCAACAAACATTGTAGAGGTAAGTGCACCAATTTTATCAGAAGCTGGTGGCGTACTAAATAATACGGAAGTTCCAGTAGCAAGGGCTGATGTAATATTTTTTGAAAGGGTGACTACTCCTGCAGTACTAACTGCAGCAACTACTGTGTTATTAGGAATATAGTTAAGTGTGGCACCCGTAGTAGCGATAGTAGTACTAGCAATAACGTAGTCGCCAACTTCAGCAATAATTGGCTTGATAGTAATAGTATTGGTATTGATTGCTGAGTTAGTTGCGGTAATAGTGTTTTTCAAACCAAGCTTAAACGTTGGTACAGAGGTAGTTCCTGTAACTGTTATTTTACCCATACCTGAAGTAAGAATACTTGAGGATACAACCGTAGCTCCACTCAAAGTAGTTGTTGGAATAATATTAACTTTAAACTTAGTTGTACTATCAATAGATGTCACTACAGTTCCTGGAGCAAAAAGGCCAGTACCCGCGGTAACTGTTACGGCAGAGCCAGACTTAAGCCCTTCAGTACTTGGTACAGTAATAACATATCCAGAAGAGCTAGCGCTGGTCATAGTAACGCCGTTGGTGTTAGTGTATGATCCAATAGTTGAAGTTCCCGTGGCAATTGGCCCAGCTAAACTTAAAGTGGCTACGTAAGTAGTAGCCGTGTAAAAAGCAGGGTCTAAATACCACGAGTCAGTTCCTTCAATAAATGAAGAGGCGTTGTAGTCAGTTAACAAGTTTCTACCAGCATTAATATTTGCATCATACCCAGAGATAACTTGGATATGATTTTTAAATCCTTCAGTAGAACCTGAAGTTTGGTATGCCTTTACTAATTGACTAAGAGCTACTTTAGCTTGTGTGATGCTAGCAACATCATTTATATCAAATCCAAATTGTTTTAGAGCTAAAGCTAGTAATTTATCATCAATATTGTTAGGATCACTAGCCGTAAACACAGCGTTACTTTGAATTAAGTACATATCATAATGAAATGCAAATAATCTAATAAAGTCTTTTAAATCTTTATTATCTTTACCTTGGTAGTCTTTACGATAAAACAAAGGGATATGATTTAAGATAACATTTAGCGCTCCGCTATCTTTTACTGCAAAGCTAGACACAGCAGCTACTCGTTTCCACCGTGGAAGGGTTTCTCCGTTAACTACGTATTTAATAAAAATAGAGTAATAATATTTTGAAGCACGTAGGTCGGTACCCGTTACTCCATACCCAGGGTTAGTAGTAACAGCTGTACTATTACCTTTATCATAAATATGATAATTTGTATCAATTCCTAATTGAAGATCACTAACGCGACCGCCGATGCTGTACCCAGGAACACGAACAATGTCACCAACTTTATAGTTGACCCCAGTAGCTCTAAGCGTTGTAGTAGTGGTAGCAACAGTACCATTGCCTGCACGAGATACGTCAAAAGTAACTCCGCTGCCAATAGAATTATCGGTAGAAACAGCCGCTACATTAGAGTAAACAGTAGTGGTATTTGACACGTCTTGTAAAGTAGGCTGAGTAAGGGTTATGGTTTTAATGCCAGAAGTTCCAGCACTAACGGCGCCCACAGTAATAACTAAGTCAGTTACTAAAGTTCCTGCTGGATCAGCTGTTACTCCGTCTAATTTTAAAAAACCAATTTTATTTTTATCAATAGTAATAGTTTCACCGACAGCATAATCACCGCCAGCAGAGTTAATAGTTACTGAACTAATAGCTCCAAGTACGTCTTTAGACCGCACAATATTAAATGATGCACCTGTGCCAGACGCACTTGCGGTGCCAGTTATTGCATAGTAGTAATCATACGTATTACCTGAACCATATGTACCGCCACCCGTATGCGTAATAGCAGAAACCGAACTAGATGTGTATACCGTTCCTACGGTACCAATAACAGAATAAGGTTGCTCTAAAAATATTTGAACACCGTCATTGATGTTCATAGGATAACCAGTAGTACTACGAATAACCCTAACTTCTGACCAGTTAATTTTTTCATTTGGAGCTGACCAGCTAACGTGATTAATTAAATAGTTAGAGGGTCTTGCGTCGGCATTAACTGTAAACAGAGGTGCTGTAACCGATACTTGAGCCATTACGTTGTACCACCCGTAGTATCAACATAGATGTAATTAGAATTAAGGATTGGAACTTCATTAACAGCGCATACAAAATCCGTAGTTCCTCCGTTACCTCTAACAGTAATTACAGAGCTAGCTGGAATTGTAATAGCTGTTGGAGTAGTGCTAATAACTATGCTAGTAGCATCAGGAATGCTTGTAATAGTAGTAACAGGCGTAGTGTATGAGTACAATACTGTGCCACTGCTGTTAGTAATAGAGTTAATAGCGGCGCCCACCCATAAACCTGCAGAACTAGAGACAGGCACTGAAGTAGTAGTAGAGGTAGAGGTAGTTGAAGCCGTAGAGGTTGTACCAGACTGTGAGTACAACGCAGGAAGTTTTTCGTAATCGTTTAAAGTAACAGAGTTAACACCGTCAACTGCTTTAATAGCGGCTTGAACATCTCCTATTGCGATGTTGTCATTAAAAGTAACGTTATCAAAAGCAAATAAACTATATAAAGCAGACTGGACAGCGGAGCCTACATTAGCAGCGTTATACCGAGGAAGTACGTTAACCGTAGCGTTCAAGTAAGGATATGCTGGGGTAAAGTCCAAAACTTTAAGCGTAGTTCCTGGAGGCATTTTATCAGTAAAAAATTCGCTTACAATGGTTTTAAATGCACCAGTAGATGCTGCAGCGCCTGAAGCAGCAATGTATAAAACTACAGCACTTTTACTAGTAGCCATAGCGATGGCTTTAGAAACACCATTAACACCTAAAGCAATTTGACCATAGTCTGCAAGGGATACGGCGCGGTTAAGGCTACGTAAATTAGCGGGTGCATTGACTCTGATTGAGTCCGTTGACTCAGGGTCTGCTCCACCGCTAAACGCTGCGGCGTTAGTTACATCAACCCAAGCATTTACAAAAGAATCATTACTTTGAAGGGTAGTAACCGTTCCAGCAGCTACGTTTCCTAGTGCTCCAGATGTAGATGAGTAAGTGTATGTTGCAGTTATAGTTGATCCTGTTGGCGGAATTCGTCCAGATATTCCGTCACCAAACTGCAAATACGTAGTTCCCGTACCATCAGTAAAAGTTGAAAATACAGGATCGTCAGCCGCGTAATCAATAATGTATGAAACTTTGGTATATGCTAATGACCCTACAGTAACTACAAGTGCTCCACTAGTAATGACGCCTGGAGTAGTAAGTGCAAATCTTTGGTTAATAGTACCGTTTGATGTACCTACAGTTTCAGTTAAAGACTGTCCTTGAGTTACAACTACTGAGCCTGTTCCAGGAGTAGTTCCTACAATAGCGTTAAGTGGCACATCAGCCGTAGTAGTAAATGTGATTGAAGGACTAATGCCGTCAGAAACGGTAGACACCAAAGTTCCCGCAGGTACAGTGGTAGGATTAACGCCTGAATTAGAGAAAGTAACAGTGCCAGTAGCAGGACTAATATCATTAGGAATGTAGTTAAGAAGTTTAGCAATAGCAATAACAGTGTCGCGTTGAGTAGATGTGTTGAGGTAGCTTTCATTTGCGGCACGGTCAATTTGGTAATTAAGCAAATCCCCTAGGTAAGAAAACAACTCAAGAAGGATAATGCCAAAATCATTAGAGTCGCGAGATGTCCACTGAGGGGTAAAGTTAGGAATAAGCGCAATTAAATCATCACGGATAGAGACGTAGTCTCGTGAAGTGTAATCAACCTGAGGAAGGTACAGATTATCAGCCATTATGAACCCTTAATTGTTTCGCCTGCAGCAGTTAAAGATGCTGTAGATATTGTAACAGAATCGTTTTCCCCATTGGGAAGTTTATATATAATAGTAAGCTCAAGGGTCGCTGTACCGCTGTCATAGCCAGGTACTACATCCAATAAAGAAAGTTGAGGAATCCACGAAGCAAACATCTCCGTAATTGCTCGCCTACCTAGCTCAATAGCACTGCCTGCGGTTTCATATAGTAATCCGTCTAAACTAGCTCCGTAATTATAGTACCAAATTCTTTCGTTAATTCCTGTTGATAACAGGGTTAATACGCGATCACGCCAAGCTTTAGGGGACGAATCAGGTACAATACCAATCTTGCCATTAGCAGATATATTAAAAGGTAGTGAAACCGAGTAGGTAGATGTAGCCAAGATGCTACTTGGAATAGTTGCCATTTTAGAAAACTCCTAGCCATAGTGGGAAATTAGGGTCTCCGCCTTCAAACATTACCCAGACGCCCATACCAGGATCTGGCACAACCAAAGCGGAAGCTATTGATGGCTGCACACCCCAAGCCCAACCTGTAACGGCGGTTCCTAAAATTTGAGGAACTTGCATTTTAATACGTTTTAAGTTAAGGGGGTCGTTAGTTTCTTGCACAATACCGCGGTAAACGCCGTAAAACCTTTTATCAGATAGGTCACCTGTAAATAAATCAGAGTACACCTTTGTTCTCCAATCTCTTAACCACTGTTTCAGGTCGGTTTCTTACATCAATTGTAGTAGAAACTTCCCCAACCCCTACTGTTACCCAAACGTAAGGTTTAACATTAGAGGCAGTTTCGCGATTTGTTACTTCGGTAAACCCAGCATTGTTGTAAGTGCCTGTTCCCTCAGTCAACACTGATGATGAGATTGGCGGTACATTTCGTGTATCGGGTACTAGTTTGCGTACTCTAAAACTACCTGGAGAAGTAACTACATTACCTTTCCAAGACTGGGCTTGCCCAATAGAATCAGCACCTACGTCAAGGACAGTTACATACTTTAAAATATTAGGAGATTCCTCTACTATAAAATGTTCAGCGTAGAGTACGATCCAATACCCTGAGTAATTAGGGCCAATGCCCTCTAGGTAAATGGGCTGGTCAGGTTTAATTTCAGGCGTACCAATAACTTGAATACGTGCACGGTAAGGAAAGCGGTTTCGTTCATCAGCTGCCTTTGCCTCATACGCAGCAATCGTAAACGATGGAGCAACCGTATTAGTAGCAAAACTATCAAAAAACTCAGTAGCTTGGGTCTCGTTAAGCGTGTTCTGACGTTGGTTAGTTACAAGACTTGAAGATATAGTATTAGGGTCAACGCCACCTATTTGCACCGCAGACTTGTAAGAGTCCTTGTATGCAACACTATCTCCTAACGTTAAATTAAAAGAATATAGAGTCGAACCAGCAGGGTCATTGGCTTCACGCATTGTATACGTTTGAGCGTTAACCCTACTTTCTTCGTAGTTAAAAGTTAAAGGCTCAAAGTAAATATTAGTGTTCTCAATACGTAGTGAATAACCACATTGTTTTGCTAGCCTGCTCATTAGCTGAAGTTCTGTGTGTCCAGCTTGTACTACCTGTTCGTATACTCGCCCGTGTTGTTGGACATTAGACGTAGAGAACCCATATTTATTAGCAATACTTTTAATAACATCTGTGGCAGTTACGTTTTCATATACTTTTTGCCTGGCCTGCTTTAAACGGTAAGATGCGCCAATAACAGTAACTTCTACAAAGTTGGACCCAGGAGTAATATTGGGTTTAATCTCGTGCACGTACCCTACAAACTCTCTAGAGCTGTCCTTACCTCTAAGCACACATTTTACAGGGTCGCCTGGGCGCACACTAGTATAGGAAATTCCCCAATCTCTAAACTTAATAGTAGCCATTTCGTGAGCGTAGCGTTCTTGGCTTAAAGTAAACGAGCTTACTCGTTGAGGTGCATTTTGAGATAACGGAAACGATACAGATATATAATTAAACATTAGGGATTCTTAATACCGTTCCACCAGGAATATTAATAAAATCTTTAATTTCTGGGTTGTACTCGGCAATAGCCCACCATAAATCTGGGCGGTTAAAGTATCTCCAAGATAACCCTGTTAATGTTTCACCTTCAACAAAAGTATGAGGAACAAAAGATATTGAGTTTAAGTAATCAAAATTGTAAAACACAATTGGAAACGTTTGACCGTTCTCTACTTTTCTAAAATAATCTACAACCGAAGTTTCGTATCTGGAGCCTGCGCGGATAGCCATTATTGACTCGACAATCCTGCAGTAGCCATAAGGTTAAACTGCAAATCAATAGTAGATGCCATAGGTATCATTCCTTTAGTAAATTTGGTATGGCTTACATTCATAGCGCTGACGTATCCTAAGTAACTTAATGGCCCTAAATCAATGCGTAAAAGTGTAGGGCGAAGAAATCCAATTTCAGAAGACTCCCTACCTGTAGCTACGTTTGTCCAACCAGGACCATTAATGGCTTTGTAGATATATTCAATATCTGCAGTAGTTCCGTATCTAGCTAAATTTAATACTTTACTAATAAGAGTTTCTGCAAACCCCTGATCAAAAGAGTGACCAGGTGTGTATCCCAAAGTAGACGCAAATGTACTTGAGGCAAATGTAGTTGCGGCTTCAGTAATAGCTTTATTATCTTTAGCATTAAATGCCGTAGGGTTGTTTAGTGAACTAATTGATTGTAAATCACTAGCGTTAAGGTTTAAAGAGTTTAAGCACGCAAAGTCATTAGTTCTATCAAGAGCTATCTGTAAACTTAAAGCTTGACCGCTAGGGAATGCGCCAACTACAGTAGCAAATTTATCAGCAAACGTAGGCGTAACACTCATGTTAACTGCTACTGAAGTATTAAACTCAGTAGGGTTCCACATAAATTGAAATCCGTATCTAGGATCGTCTTTGCCACCGTAATTATAATTATTGCTGTTAACGTACGTGTTATCAACGCGTGCATACCAATAAATGCGACCACGGCGGTACTTATGAGTGGCTCCAATTGCTCTAGTAGCAGGGTCTATAACCATGTCATCTAAAGAGGGTTCTACAGGAAGACTCCATTTATGTGGAGGTAAGTTCCATTGGTAGCCATTTAAACCAAGACCGCTTTGTGTACTTGTTTTAGCATCTGCCCCAATCCATGGAGAGGCAGCCGCATTAATTACTTTTGAAGTGCCTGTACCGCCTGGGTTTTTTTCGTCGCCTATAGCACCCGTACCCGTAACACCTGGGTTTCTGTAACCTTCAAATCCGCCTGGGGGTGGTATAGCCATGCTACATCGCCGCGCTTAATGACTTAGTAATTGCCGAAGCAAACGCGTATGGGTCTTGACCTAAAGGAGCTGACACGTTAATGGTGATTGCGCCAGTAAATAGTTGGCCTGGATTTGTTGGCTGTACCCCAGTCTCGGTCCCTATACCAAGTGGATTTCTTACGGTGCCGTCAGCAAAACTATTGCTAAATTTTTGATTAAGCTTGTACCCACCATACGCCCCTAATCCAATGCCACCAACTGTAAGAGCTTTGCCCAAAAATTTTCCGCTTTGTAGGCCTTTAAATGCTCCTGTTGCAGCATCTCCAGTAAGATCAAACATAGTGTCAACAAGTAGTTGCCCAGCGCCATTTCTTGCACCGCCAAATGTTTCAAGGATAGTTGAAAGGTTTGAAATCATTTGTACTGCTTTATCTTCAACGCCCTTACCAGTTGCAGTCTTGGCTACGCCTTTATAAATATCATTAAGAATATTGTTAGTGCCAATGAGGTTTGTTGTTGTGCGACCAGCATATGCTTGAAGCAAACTTAATTCAGTTGAGGCTCTATATCCAGTAGAGGCAATAGCATCAGTAGATGCGCCTGACGTTGTAAGAGCTGCTTTGCTAGTTAAAGAGCTAACTGAACCTTTGTTTTTAGCTAACTGGGTAATACCAGCAAGTACTGTGCTTCTAACATTAGGGTCTAATCCAAAGTACTGATTAAGAATGCTATCAAGAGCGTTACCTGGCATAGCAGAAATAGCTATATTCTCTGGAGTAACAGGTCCTGCTTTAGCTAAAATATCGTAAAGTTGTTTAATAATTTGTGGCAAATCTACCATGCCAGTGCCCTCTTTATTACGCGTTTGGATACCAAACATGCGTGACATGTTAACTAGTTTAGGATCGTTAAGGCCTGCCATAACCCCTACGCCACCTGTAATACCAAGACCTGGAGTTAAGTTAGACGCAAGGGCAGCGCCTCCCATAATACCTGTATAGTTTTTGCCCACACCAAAGTTTGCTAACCCAGGCATTAAGCCTCTTTGTGATGCATAATTAGATGCAAGAGCGGAATCTTCAGGGCTAGTCGCAGTGCCCATAAGAGAAGTTTGTAGCTGAGCCTTCATTGCTTTGGCTTCAGTACTGTAGTTAGTTCCTCCATAGAACCGCATACGATTAGCTAGTGCTTGGACATCTACCGCTTCTTGAGTAGTAGGTAAGGCCATAGACACCGCGCCAGCAAGGCCAAGCGCGCCATTACCAAAAGAAGTTAATATCTTAGTAAAGTTTTGACGGTCAGTATAGTTAGTAAAACGAGGAGGGCTAGGAGCTCCGCCCGCAGTACCAAAAGATGGAGCAGCTGCGCTAACACCACCACCGCTGCTAGACGGAGAGCTGTTACTTGAGGCAAATTGACTTGTTAAAGAAGTTATAGCACGTTCTAACCGCGCCATGGCAGCATTACTTGCCCGCCGTTCAATAATCTCTTCACTATCTGCCATGATAATCCTTATCTAGTAGCTCGTAATAGCCAGTTTTTTCTTTCCCTGTAGGAAAGAGAGCGCACATCGCTGAGGCTCCAACCAGTAAATGCTCGGATTATTATTTCGTAGGAGTCCATTAAATCAACGTAATGTTCAATTTTATAATTGAAATAAACTAGCCAGACTTAGTGGTAATGGAACTTCATTATCACATGCCTTGCAAGCCTTTGTCACCTCCCCAAGGCGTGGGCCTGGGGTTCTTTTGTATATAGCAGAGACAATAGCTTCTCTATCTAAAATACCAAGATTAAGGGCAGTTTGTACCCCTAAAGATGGCATCCCATCAATACTGACTATGCATCCTGATAGCACAATAGTTACTAATTCAGATGTGGACTTATCGTCCGCGTCTAATAGTTTTTTATTAGTAATGCCGTTAGGAAGCGTTACTATTGCTTCACCGTTTTTAAGTTTAACCGAAAAAACTCTGTCACTAATAGGTTCGGTAAGCTGTCTGGTTTCAACATCTGTAGTTAAATCAATAACAAAAGTTTGGGACTCTAAGCACTTTGGACAAGAAGCTGAGTACTCAACATCTTTACCGAAGGTAGCAATACGAATTCCAAGAAGAATAGCGTCCCTATCGCCCGAAAGCATAGTGTCTAAATCCACATCAAATACTGGTACGTTGCCAACACTAACTAGTCCTCTAGTAAACGCAGTGTGAAGTAGTCGATTAGAAGTTGTAGTTTTAACAAGAGCCTCTTCATCAAACCCGTTTAGTTCTTTAATCTCAACGTTTTTGACAAGAGTTCCGTCTTTAAGTACAAACCCTCCTGGCAAATTAACCACATTGCTTGAAGGCGCCTCGGTAATAATTTCTACTTTAGTGTCATCCAATGATGCGCTTTCAAATTCTTTAGCTAGTGCAGCTATAGCATTTGGATCGCTAAATTCCATTAATACTCCTTATTATTGTTTTGTTTATTGTACTATATTTTAGGTAGCACCAGGGAATCCCGCAGGAATCTTGTTGCCTGCTGAGGCTGAAATAGTTCCAGTTGAAGAAACATCTACCATTGCTATTGAGATACCTTCGTGTGAAAGAGTCATACCTTCAAACAAAAGATCGTTAGAACCAGCATCAAGGCCGCTGTATGTAAGAGTATTAATCCAAGCATTGTGAATGAAAAACCCTATACGAGGAGTGTTTGTAAGTGCCGCGGAGCTTGGATGGTCCATTAAAAACACAGAAATGTTGCATCTAAATCCTCCACCATTTGCTGCTGTTAACCCAATTCCATCACCAGAAGCAGCAGCAAATAAACCGCGCATCCAAGTAATAGCACCGTCATTGCCGTATAAAGCGCCACGAGAAAACGTAATATCATCAAAAGTTGCCTGACCAGGAATCTTATGCGTAGTAGTGTTATACCCACCCTCACGGTATTCAATAGGATTTACTTTAATACCTAGGCCATTTATGGCATTAAACCCACCGCTAAAAGACGTGATTCGAGGATCAAACGCAGTGCCAATAGCAGTGCCTCCAGAAGGCGCAGGAGAAAATACAGCGCGGAACCTAAACCTGCGTAAAGGGTCAGAGCCAATTGTAGACCTGCTATCAATAACGTTAACTACTTTAGTTGTTTCAGCCATTGTTCATATTTCCTTAAATAGAAGTGGTGACTGTTGCGCCACCATCAATTTGACCAATTGTAATAATTACGAACTCTGCTGGGCGTTGTAAAGCTACACCAACCTCAATTCGAAGTTCTCCAGCGTTAACTACTGCAGGAGTATTAATTGTTTCATCGCACTTAACAAAATAGGCTGCGCTTGAAGAAGCCCCAGCCAATCCGCCTGCACGCCAGAAGTCATCCAAGAAACCAGTAACTACAGCATTTACACGAGACCAAAGGTTTGCATCATTAGGTTCAAACACTGCAAATTGGGTGATACTACGCAAGTTATACGATAGATAGTTTAATGAGCGACGAACTGGTACATAAATATCTGAAGAGTTACTCTTAAGCGTGCGAGCGCCCATAACACAGATACCCGCTCCAGGAACAAAACGAATAATGTTTAAGTTTGGAGTAGTTCCTCCAACTCGGTTAAACTCATCACTAGTTAATGCTTGCACAGATACCGCTGAGGATATTCGAGTCTGAGACCCAGCAGGCGCTTTAAACACGCCGCGAGAAGTATCTGTAATTGTGTACAGGGCCGCAACTGCACCACCAGACGGGATTAACCTAGTCTGCCCAGTGGTTGAAGCTGGTTCAGCAATAACAATATTAGGGTAGTAAACAGCACCATAATTTTGATTAGTAGTGTATCCAGCAATTGCTGCAAGCGTGTTAGTTACAGTATCATTTTTTGTATCAATAACTACAAATGAATCTGTACGAGTTGCTGCATATGTGGTTAACGCATTAACTGTTGTAGCATCAGTCCTAGCAGGGAAATTAAGGATAAGCGGGAACGTCAAGCTATCAAGGCGTGGAATTGTTGTAGTAGCAGCAACTGGGGTTGCAATACCTGAAGCTCCAGCAGTACCAGCTAAAGTATTATTGGTAGTACTAGTAACGCCTAGACGAGCGGCGCTAACAACACTAGTATCAAAGCCTATTGAGTTCCAATTTAGTGCTCCAGAAGTGCTATTAATACTTACGGCTGTTGGTGAAGTTGACCAAGTACCTGTAAACGCAGGAAGGTCCGCGTATCCAGTTGCGGCAGAGCCTGCATCTGTAACAGTAATCCATTTAGAAGATACGTTATTAATTACGTACCGAGCGTCTGTGGTGTCCATGCTTAGCTTAACAAATCGTTCAACTCGGTTAACATCAGTAAGTGCGGTTGATGTAGTAGCAGTAGTTGAGTAGAAAACATGCAGGTCAAAGTAACCAGCGTTATTATTAGGGTAAATACCTACCCATACATTATTTCCCCATGCGCCGTGATCTTTAGCCGTAACTGTTAAAGAAGCAGTAGCGCTAACCACAGCATTAGTAATAACAATTGCGGTACCAAGAGCTTGAGATGCTTGAGCAAAGCTAGCGCCGTTGTAAACAATGTCTAAAGTAGTTCCAGTGCCATCTACAGCAGCAATAACCCAGCGGTTACTATTAAGGAAAAGATAGTTAGTAAGAGTAACTCCTGAGAATGAAACGGAGTCACCAACAAGAGCGCCAGTAAATTGACCAGCAGTAGCGCTAGTAATTCTAACTACTTTACTAGCAGAAATAGCTTCAAACTGCCAGCTGTAAGCTTGGGTAATAGCGCCACTACTGTCGCGAAAAGAAACTGAGGCTCGTACCGCATCAGTATTAACTTCTCGAAGAACATAAGCGCCACCGCCACCATTATCAAAAAAAGACTTTACTGCGTATTTTAAGGAGTTATTAGCAAAGTTAACATTTCCAGAAACAGTTGCTGTAATTGGTAGAGACAAAGTAACATCTGTTCCAGAAATACTTGTTACCGTTGCGGTTGGTTCAATACCAGTTCCTGAAACAGTCATACCAACAACTACGTTAGTAGTTGCAGCTACAGTAATTACGGAGTTAGGGGTATTGGCTACATAGGCAGCGGAAGTTGCTGAAGTTGTAACGCCAAGTCCTGCACCACTAAAAGTGTTAAGAGATGATCCAAAGCTAAAATTGTTAACAAAGTCAGACCAGCTGTTAACAAAAGTAGGGATACCAACAACGTTACCGCCTACAACTTCAGTAGGTCCACGGTCTGCTCTACCAATAAAAGCTGCTACTGAGTCAGCAACCGTTGGGGCAACAGGCACGTTAGGTGTAAGTGTCTCTTCGACGTACACGCCAGGCTTATTGTAAGCCATAATTTCTCCTTAGAAAGGGTTAATAGTTATTTAACGATTGTTTTATTTGCGGGAACTGTAGGAGTATTCTGTCGGTTCACCAAAACGGTTGTTACACCAGGAATATAAGTAGGGGCAGCGGTTGGAGGAGTCATTTCACTCATCACTCTGATGGTATAAATATTACGTAAAAGTCTTTTATTTCCGTTCTCACCCTCGGCTTTATCGCTTTTCATTGTGTTCTCAAGGAACATATGGCGATAAGCTATGGATGTTCCCAAGTCATCTGGAACAGGTAAGTGCCCACGCATGCCAGGAAATTTTTGGCTTAACTGAAAAATTATAGCGCGATCATGCCGCGGGTGTCTGGAGTAAGAGGTTACTTGATACAATAAATCATAAGCAACTGGTACTTCATACTTATAAAACCTATTATTTACAGGGGCTATTGTGCCTGCGTAATTGCCATCATAGATTTCCCCAGACATCTGGCGCTCAACAGCGTTGCGCACAGAAAGTAAATCAAGAGTAATAAAAGGATAGGTTTGCTCACGAATTTCTACATCAGGGTAGCCAAACCATACACCTACTGAGCGGGTTGGGTTTTTTTCATCGGCAACCGTAATGCCTGATAAATAAGATTTAAGAGCAGCGTCCTCAGCTAATAAAAACATTAACGCATTCCCCCACCGCGTAGAACACCCAAGTAATAAGCTAACATATTTACCATTGTGGAATCGCCTGAAACTGCCCCCTGATAAAAATCAGAGAAAGAGCCTTGAGATATGTTCTCATTAGCCATTGGTAAATCTCCTTGTAGGAGTAGCAGGGGTATTCGCAGTGGGTAGTTCAGTTCCTGCAGTGGAACTACTTATAAGGATAAATGAAAAAGCGGGCTTTCGCCCGCTAAATCAGTCTTAGTTATACGTAACTTCTCTAGAGTTACACACTCTGCAAGGGCGCATGTCCAGGTCTGGCTTAGGAAAAGTAGAGTCCGCCTTATGGTAAGACTGCATCTTATCCCGACCGCAGCCCCCGCAAGAAGCCTTTACATAGTCTTTACTGCAGCTATCGTCTGTGCACCTGCCAAAGCTATTCCGTCTTTTACTACAAGACGGGCACTTTGAATTACGATACGGGTTGGTATCAAAATACCCTTCTGTTTTAGCCATTAGCCAACAATTTTAGAAAACAAAACACTAACAGCGTTAGTAGAAGTGCCAGCGCCCGATATAGCGTAAAGTTTGTCTCCCGCGTTTAACCAAAGTTGCAGGTTAGTACTTTGGTTCATTCTAACGCCTCTGTTAGCAGTTGTACTATGGTCTACTAAATTAGTACCTAAAAATAGAGCGGCTGAATCGGTATTAGATATTTGAACTGCGGTGCTTGGGTTTCCCTCAGGAATTTCTGCAATTAAAGTAGGCGTAGTTGCTACAGTAAATGCTGCACATACAATTGCCATTACTTCTTACCCTTAATCTTCTTGGCAAGAGCGCTGTCTTTCTTAGTGTCTTCTTTACGAGACATTGGCTTCTTGTCCATTTTCTTATCTTCTTTTTCAAACTTAGCTTTTTGAGCTGGGGACATGCCCTTCATTGCTTTGGCATCTTGCTTCTTGTCAGCAGCCTTCATTGGACCGCATGCACACTTTGCCTTACCGCATTTTTTACACATTATTTCTTACCAGCTTTCTTAGTAGTAGTTTTCTTAGCAAATTTTTTATTAGCAGCGGCTAGTGTTTTTTCACCGTGCTTGTTCTTTGGGGCGCCACAGCCACAGGTTGCGCACATTACTTTTTCTTCTTTCGTAGTGCGGCTAAATCAGCAGCCTCAATTTTATTTGGGTTACCAGCTTTTCCAGCAATCTTGCTTTGCTTTGGGGATAGCTTCTTTGCTGCTCCCTTACCTTTGCCGTAACCAGGCTCGCCTTTTTTCTTTCCACATCCACACGGTGCGCACATAATAACTCCTAGTTTGCGTAAGCTTGAAATTGAGAGTCGTTGACCATTTCTTCGGGCATAATCTGACGACAATCCAAAGAGACCACGGTAAACTTCTCTAATACAATACCACGTAGCTGAGACAAAAGTGGTCGGTAAACCTGGTTTTGCCAAATAATACGGTCACGATTTAATGGGTCAGGGTTATTAAATACTGTCGGAAGTAGTCTAGAAAGTTCTTCTTTATCAATAGTAAGGTGTACAGCGTCAGCGTTGTAGAAACCCTCGTGGCTGTGCTCCACAGTTCCATGCTTAATAACCGCCCTAATAACAGGTAGGGTAACTGGGGAATACCATTGACGGCCTACGCCAGCGCTACTGCCAACGTCATAAATTGGGTCAACTACGGTAGCCGCAGCATTAAATCTGTACCACAAAACCTCAGTACCTACTGGGTTAGTTAGGTCTTTGGTAATGGCATCGTGTATTTCGGAATGCTCAAAATCGGTATCAAACCTACCGCCAGGTGTAAACGCTCTACTCATTAAGGCCTCAAACTACTCTTATCTATATTAATACGAGCAGCAAATAAGCACTCGCCATAGTCAGCGTGATCTTGAGTTGGACACCCTGTTCTACAAGCCATAATTAAGCATCCGAATATCCCCAAGCAGTTCCATTATATATCTGTATTGGTGCGTCAACCCAAGCAGTTCCATTATATCTTTTTACGTAAAATGGAGCCCACTCTTGTCCATAAGATTCTGAATCAACGTAGGTTTTGTACCTACCTCCATGAGTAAATGAGGTTGTATTGTACTGACCCCCAGTAGTTGGGTCATACGATGTCCAAGTTGTTGCTGTAGAAGAACTATTCCCAGCCGCATTTACTGCTCTTACATAGACAGTGTAATAAGTAGTTTTAGTCAACCCAGATACTGTGCGTGTTCCCCCTACGGGTAACCCGAGTGAAGTCCAGTTTGTATTATCAAGGGAGTATTGATAGTCAGTAATTGCGCTACCGCCAGTTCCATTAGGACTTACATACAGAGTTACGCTAAACGTAGAACTTAAACCTGAAGAAAAAGTGCTAACAGCGTAAGTACTTGAAAAAGGAGCACCAGGAACAGTGAACGGAGTTGAGCTAACGGAAGCTGAACCGCCTGTACCCCAAGTATTTAATGCATAAACAGTATGTGTATAAGCAGTTCCGTTTGCTAAACCAGTATCTGTAAAACTAAGTCCAGTAGTACTGCCGCGAAATGAACCGCCAATGTAGATATGATACGTGACGGTTCCAGAACCAACGTAAGACGGGGCCGCCCAGGATAACGCCACACTTCCATTTCCAGGACTAGCGCTAAGAAATTGCGGAGCGCTTGGAGTTGTATAAACAGTAGGGCTGCTAGTTAAAGTTATGTTTGGAATACCAACAGATGATGAAGCATGAGACAACGTTGTAGTAATAGTTTTTGCACCAGCAGAGGCATAAGTTTTTGTTTGATCTGTTGGGACTGCACCAGCCGCAACTGAAAAGTCAGTAGTAGTTCCGTCTCCCCAGTTAATACTTATGTTTTTGCCGTAAGTAGGGCTAGTTCCAGCAAAAGTTAATGTAATAGCAAGGTTAGATGGTTGAGATGCAGATTGAGAAATGTTTCCAGCATCATAAAGCGTGTAAGTTGCTGTTCCAACTAGTCGTCTATAAACAGTTCCAGTACCAGTGCCAGTCAAACCATTTGGAGCAGAGCCAGCGGTATTTCCAATTCTTGTTGTGTTATTTCCATCTACAACATCCCAAGCAGTTCCTTGTGCTGCTGCTCTAGAGTATCCAACGTATATTGTTTGCGGTGTAGCAAAGTACTGGTCGGAAAGATTAAACGTTTTAGAGGTAAAAGGGGCGGTGGAATCTGCTGCTGCTGATACACCAGGGGATGCGGTTATAGAAGTTCCAACGCTGTTCCAGATGTTCCCATAAAGGGTTGAAGTTCCAGCATTACCAGAACATTGAAACGTTAATTGGCTAAATACAACACCTTCATAGCCACCAGTTGTATTTATGTTACCGCCAGTATTCTGGATAACAACTGATGAGCCCATAGCGTATGGAGCAGAGTTTGTTCCACGCGAGTTAAAATAGCCACCGCTTGCTGTACCAATAGTTAATGTTGCCATTACAAATCCCCAATGTAGTTAGGGGAATTTGGGTCGTTAATAATATCCTCTAAAACAATCTCAAGTGGCTCATCTGGAATTTCAACAGGAATAAAGATTTCTGATGCAATTTGATGAGTTAGATTCCAAATACCACCATTGTTATCAAGTGTGACAAGGCCATCGCCATTAACTTTATCGGTGCAGGGACAGCAATTAGTGCAGCATAAACCATTGTATGAATGGCACAAGTACTCTGTTTGTGGATTGTAACAAGTTTTGCAATAAAAAATTTGTAACATTGCTATACCTGAATCCAGATATCTCCAGCAGCCATACCAGTCGGGGTAGTAGAACCAACAAAAACTTTTTTAGTTCCAATAGTTAATCCACTAAGCTGAGTAGTTCCGTTAAGGGGAACTGTTAAACTTCCGCTAATACTAGTAGCTACAACAGATGTAGCTGTAACTGTAGTGGCGGTAATACCGTTAAGAAAACCTCTAGGCATAATACTAGTTTACCCTATAATTACGTAAGAGTACGAAGTTGCTGTAGTAGTTGCTACCACAAATGTAACGGTTGTTGAGTTAGTAACCGTTACATCCATGTCTACCAAAACGCCTCCCGAATCAAACGTTTGTACTAGAACCGCAGTAGTAGCCAGAGCGTGAGTCACAGGCACTGTCGTTGTGGATGAAAAAGACAGCGATCCCGTTGCCTTTGATGTAGATGTTCCAATACCTAAAAGCGTACGTACATTAGTAGTTGAAGTAGGTACATACTTAGTACCATCGCCAACCGCAATGTAGTTATTGGTAGCCGTAACTGAGTTACCTGTACCGCCCTGAGCAACTGATAACGCTGTAGTTAAACCAGATAGGCTAGTAATGTCGCTGTTAGCTCCCGAAGCCGCGGCAGATAATGCTGTGCGAGCAAGTGGGGCTGTAGTTGCACCAGTACCACCCTGAGCTACAGTAAGTGCACTAGTAAGTCCACTAAGGCTAGTAATGTCGCTGTTAGCACCTGAAGATGCGGCGGATAGTGCTGTTCGGGCAAGTGGGGCTGTAGTGGCGCTTGTTCCACCTTGAGCAATAGACAACGCAGTAGTTAACCCGCCAAGACTTGTGATGTCTGTATTAGCACCAGAAGCGGCAGCGCTAAGGTTAGCTCGTGCTAAAGGAGCAGTAGTAGCGTTTGTACCACCGTTAGCAATAGCAACCGTGCCAGTTACGTTAGCAGCATTACCTGTAATATTTCCAGAGATTAACGAGCCAGCAAGCTCGGAAATAGATACCGCGCCAGATGCAACACTAAACTGAGCGGTTGGGAATGACGCAACACCTAATGCAGATGTAGAAGCAAGACCTACAGAAATAATGTTATTAGAAACGCTAATTGGAGAGGAGCCTGTAAGTGTTCCGCCACCAGAGAACTGAGTCCACTTAACAGGGTCAGTGCCAATTTTAATAGCGTTTGTTGGAGTACCTGTTCCAGGGGAGTTCATTACAAAGCCCTGATTAGCGTGCTGTGTACCGCCTAATACGAATACAAAGTCACCAGAGATAAACTCGCCTGCTGGACTATTGTCCATGTCAGTTGCGCGAGTTAATTTCCAAGGGGTTGAGCCAGAGCCAATATCACCAGCGGCAGCAACATAGTAAACACCGTTAGTAATAGACTCAGCACCTGCAGCAGCAGTGACACCATCTTTAACAAGAATACGAGAACCAGTGGTTAGAGAAATCGGACTACTGGTAGTGCTAACAGCGTCAATGCTAAGAAAACCGTTAGAAGAAGCTTGGATGTACGCCCCAATACCTGTACCGCCAGAAGCATCGGCAGAACCAGCGGTATAAGTAGCGGCAAGCGTTCCAGTTGTACAAGCTTCCACAGCATCGTGTGGATTAAGACCTGCAGAAATGTTATCTACATAACTCTTGTTAACCACATCAAGAGCGTTTACAGGAGCAGTAGCGCGAATGGTATAGCCAGAAGCGCTGAAGTCAACGTTGGCACTTAGGGAGTTGCTGAGGTCGCTTAACTTGATCGCTGAGTGGTCTGTTCCAGCATGGCGGTGAACGTGGTCAGAACGAGCATAAGTAAGTGCGGAGCCATCGGCAGCCGTAGCAGCAAGATTAGTTGGAGAACCAAACGCATCAGTTTGAGTCCAAGTAGAACCGTTTGAGTAGTAGATAAGTGTGTTATCTGTAGCGTAAAAGAAAGTACCTACGTTTCCTGCACCCGCTGAAGGACGAGCAGAAAGTACTCCAGCAGACATACCTCCAGCACTAACCCAGCCCGTGCCATTGTAGAAATACAGCGTGTTAGCCGTACTGTCGTAGTAAACCTGACCAGCAACAGGGGATGCAGGAGAGCCCGCAAGGTTTTGAATACGGGCATTTTGAAGCTCGTTCTTACCCAGGTCTATGGGGGTTAAAAATTTACGTGCCATTTACATCTCCTACGATAGGTACGCTACGCCGCTAAAAGCGCCACTAAAAGTGATAGTTAAGTTATTGTTGTCAGTCCAAACGGTGTTTCCCTCTACCTGAGAACCAGCGGAATCAACAACAGATATGTTTGGTCTGTACCCAAGGTTATGAGCAATAGTCCAAGTGCTAGCTGGGGAAGCTTGGGTAAATACAAATGATCCACCAGAAGCACCTTGAGGTCCCGTAGGTCCCGTAGGTCCCGTAATCTGGGTTACTACAACTACATCCCAAGTGGTACCAGTCCATTTCCAGGTACGCTCGCCTACAGTAAACGTGCTGTTTACCTGAGGTGAATTTGGAAAATCAATCGCTGGCATTACATTACTATTCTGTAGACTTTAATGCTATCAAAATGTTTAGACGCTTTAATAGTAAAGATAGACAATTTCATCGCCGTAATTCACAGTCCTTAGTAGGACATCCTGGTTTACAAGCCATTATGCTGGCAACTTTTCTAGAATAGCGTGCTCAAATTTATAAGTGTTTCCACTGACACTATTTGAATCAATTGTAGCTTCAATAAGATTATTTACTCCTGTGTTTACAGTTACTGGAGCAGTAATACTATTTCCCCCACTTCCTGTTGAATAAAGCGCACTTGCTGCACCGCCAATTTGTGCAGAGGAGCCAACAATACTACGGCAAGTAACTATTGCTTCAAATTTAAATGGTGCAACAGTAGCTGTGGCTGGTGGGGTTAAAACAGAAACCTCCGCACCAGTAAGGGTTGCTGTACCTATTCTGATGCGAAATGTTGGAGCAACGTTACCAGTACCAGCGCGAGTTGCAAAACCAGTAAATCTAAATGTATCCCCAACAGCAATACTGTCTTGAGGTGCGGTAAAACTAAGAATTACTGTTTCAGTATTTCCAATAGCAGCCGTAGCAGATAAAAGTTTTGCAACTAATCTTTCTGAATTCGATTGAACGAAAGCGGTAGTTGCAATTTGTGTTGTGTTTGTACCTGCGGATGCCGTTGGTGCTGTTGGGGTACCTATAAACGCAGGACTTGTAGTTAAAGCAACGATCCCATCAGCGTCAGGAAGTGTAATTGTTCTATCTGCAGTTGGGTTAGCAACGGTAAGTGTAGTTTCATTATCGTCATTACTAGAACCTTCAACAGAGAAAACAGCAGATGTTCCTAATCCAACAGTTCCCGTAAAGGTGGGGCTTACACTTGAAACCTTAGAGTTTAACTGTGCTTGAATGTTGCTCTCTAAGCCATCAAGATAACCAAGTTCTGTTGCACTAATAGTTAAACCATTTGCTGTAAATGTTGGGTCTACATTTGAAACCTTAGAATTTAACTGTGTTTGAATGGCAGATGTAACACCATCAACGTATCCAATTTCTGTAGAACTAACAGTTGAAGATATTGCTAGTTTAGTCCAATCAATAGCAGCATCTGATTTAATGTCAGCATTAACAATAGTTCCAGCTGGAAGGGTTACAGTGCCAGTAAATGTAGGATTAGCAGTTGGGGCTTTAGCGTTTAACTGCGTCTGTATTGAAGAAGTTACCCCGTTTAGATAACTAATTTCCGTAGAATCAACGTTACCAATTGAGGTGGTACTTGGTAGAGTCACTGTTCCAGTAAATTCTGGAGATGCATATACTGGATTTACATTTGAAGTCTTACTATCTAACTGTGCTTGTATTGAAGAAGTTACTCCATTTAGGTAACTAAGTTCGGTAGAGTCAACGTTACCAATTGAAGTGGTACTTGGTAGAGTCACTGTTCCACGAATATCTGTGGTTGAATTGCCGTTAAATGAACCAATTTTAATAGTGCTTCCGCCAGCACCTTCTGAAGCACCAGTTGCAATGTTTACGTTAGTTCTAGCAATGCCACTACCTGTTGCATACCTGCTACCATCTGCAATGTTTACTTCTAGAAGAACATCCTCTTCGTCACTTGCACGTACCTGTCTTACAGAATAATTATCAGTAATGTAAGTATCAATTTGATTGCCACCACTCATAACATTATTAGTAATATAACCGCGGGAATCGTAACCAGAAGTTCTACCAATACTTAAATTTTCTGTAGTAGCAAATGCCGTTGCTGTTGTACCACCAATAATAGAGGAAACAGTAACTGCGCCAGCGCTAAAATTGCCTGACGCATCCCGAGCAACGATTGCGGAAGCAGTGTTTGCACTTGTAGCTGTAGTAGCACTATTAGCAACTTTGCCAGGCGTAACAATCTTTCCCGATAGAAGACTAGCCATTCAAGGTCTCCAATATGCTAAGGATTATTTTTGCAGAATTAGTTGCGCTTGCTGAGGCCACCACAGATTGTTTTTGTTCTAATACTAATTTACCTGTTATTACAGATGCCGAGTCATTTACTGGAATGCTAAAACCTTGTACCAACTGAGTGTCAGTTGTAACAGGCACAAGGTCATCTGAAACGTTACGGTGAGATACAGTTACGCTAACTGCAGAGCCAGATACGTTTACGTTGCTAACCTGCGCCATAATAATAATGGAAGTGTAGTTTTCAGGAGCAGTGTACACTAGTGTAGAAGTCGTTGATAGTGCCAAAGTTCTAGTCTTAAATGTATTTAGTGCCATAGTTATTCCTTAACATCTAGGTCTATTAAAAACTCATCTGGAGTAATGTTAAACAGTTTTTTAATTGCATCATCAAAAGCACAAGGGTCTTCTATAGCTTCAGTATGTACTTTTGGATTTTTGTGAAAGATTTGAAAAGTAACTGCACGTAAAGATTTTTCTACAATCTCTGCTGTTTTGTCCCCGTAAAGTAAAGTAATTTTATCTATTTCATTTTCAATAGATCGTTCAACAAAAGTTCTAAGCGCCCTTACAGTGGGTGAAGTAGTTTCTGGCATAGTTGCTGGGTCAAATTTTTTCATCATTAACTCTCAAGCGCTAAGATGTAAGGGGTAAGAACGGCAAACAAACTTCTATCAAAGGCAACTCCAGTAATGTCTCCAGTGCCTCGGTTAATTACTAGATCATTTCCAATTCTAAAGTCACCAAGTTGGTCTGTACTAGTTCGGTAAACTTGACCGCCGTATTCTTCTTTAATTTCAAGCTCTTGATTTGGAATTCCACCTGCCTGAGGAAGTGCTGTTGTTAAATTGACTCCTGAGCCAGCGTACTCAAAAGTATGACCAGCAGCCGTAATTCTACTTGATTGATAGAAATATGCGGTTGCACTTGCTGCAACTGGAGTTGATATTCTTTCAGCAAAAGTTAGTTTTGCTGTCCCTGCTGACGCATTTTCTATTTTTTTAATTGTGTAAAACTTACGGGTATCAGGACTACGAGGTTCCTCAAAAGATACTACGTTGTTAGCATAAGGAATTTGAAGAGCGTTTGTATCAGAATTTCTAATATTTGTAATAGTTACACTAGTGGCGTTTACACTAACTGCAGGAGCTGTTCCTGTGTAAAGAATATTACTTACACCAGATGCTTTAAGACCTATGTTACCAAAGCTAGTGTCAGAACCAATAAGGGAGCAGAATCCACCACTCTCACAAAGAATTCCAATATCACAGCAAATGGTGTAAATTCCAATTAACTGCGCATATCCTTTATTTAGAATATGTATGCCTTTTCCATTTTGGTTAATTTGAGTGTATTGAGCAGCAAGCATAGACTTTCCGCCACCAACGTGGTTTCCATCAATACGCATACCTGTACCAGTAGTTGTAATAGATGAGCAGTTGTAAACATAAGGACTTTGCCTAATTTCTGGTCTGAGGCTAAGGTCTCCAACATGCGGCTTATAGGCAATTGCTGCTCCGCCACTTCCATCTGCATTTGGATTTGGATTTGCAGGTTGTACATGGTCTCTAAAAGTTACCTCAGTTATGTAACATCCATCACTTACATAAAAAATGTCCCTATCAGGGTATTGTGGTCTAATAGTTACGGTTCGTAAACTATCTCCAACAAGTGCAACTTTTTCTGGAATAGTTATTGGGTTAATTTCTGTATAGTCTCCACTTTTAATAAAGACAGTATAGTTTTTACCTGCAACACCTAACGAAGCTACGTAATCTAAGGCAGATTTAATAGTACGTTTTGCTTTACCGACAGATTTTCCATCATTACTGTCACTACCATCCGTATCCACATAAAGAACTTTAGCTGCTTTTTGGTCAGGACCTAAATAACTTGTAGAAGTCTCTACCCAGTAACCATCGTATCTTAAATACATTTGAGCAGTAGAAGATTTAAACCAAGTGTCACCAACTATTGGGTTTACGGGTTCGGTCTCTGAAACAGTGTAATTTCCTTTAGGACCAGTTGGACCAGTAGGACCTTGTGGACCAACAGAAGCGGCATTTACATCTACAACAGTGCTAGCACTAGTACTACCTGTTGGAGGGTTTACAACTACGGTACTACTAGGAATTGGAGTAACTACAACTATTTCTTCACTCATTAACTAATCACCACAGAAACTGCTAAATCAGTAAATAAAGTACTTAATGGCAAAGTTGATTGTGCAGTGGTAAACACTAAACCTGAGTTATATACACGAATTGTAAAGTTATACGTACCTGCCGTAGTAGGTATACCACTTAAGAGACCCGTACTACCCAGGCTTAAACCTGTTGGTAATGTACCTGTTTGAACATAAAATAGAGGATCAGGACCAGTAGCAAGGAATTGATATGAGTACGCTACAGTGCGAGTACCCGCAGGTGGGGTGGATGCAATAAACGTAGGAGCAGCTAATGGAGTACTTACAACATTGTTTTCATCTGTAACTGCGCGGTTAGCAAATACTAAACCTCTTACATAAGTTTGGTTAAACGACCCATCAGCTTTATAAACTTGAACATCCCAAAAAGATTTAAGCGGTAAGTCTTCGGTTTGATCTGAGGTTAAGCTTAAAGTAACTACGCCAGTTGTTGCGGTAACAGTTGTAACAGTAAATTCTGCGGAAAGAACTGGCGATTCTGGATAGGTGCGTATTTGAGCTTTAACAAGATAATCAGTAAGATTAAGTGGGAAGTCAAAAGTAGTACTCCAAGTATCACCTTGAGTAAGAATAATATCGTAAACGCCAACATTGCTCGGAGGCGGTGTACGCCCCTTCATGTTGTTTTCAATGTAAACGCGTTCTGGTTTAGTCCTATCATCAATTTCTTGAGGCATATAAACAGGCACTAATTTATTAGTAGTGCGAGAAATGCGGCGTAAAATACCCATTTCAATACGCCATAGGCCCACATTAAGAGCAGCGCAAAGCTCACGATATTGTTCTTTACGAGCTTGAATGATCATGGACAATTGGGCAAAACGCTGATTACGGGGGATTACAACGCCATCAGGGGCAGTAATATTAATGTCAAACGCTGCATCTGTAGCAAGTGCCCATAGAGCCTCTACAGTAGCCAAAATAGCCACTGGGTACTCTTCTACGGGAGGAATAGAAGCAATAGTAATATTACTACCATAAGAGTCTGTACGGTTGTCTGTGTGCTGCAGAACGGCTGTATTGAGGAACGTAGTAAGCTCAGCACTAGTAAAGTATCGGTAATGAACTCCTGAGACTACGATTGGAGCCCCATTTTTTGGAATTTGAGTAAATGTAACAGTGCCAGAAACCGCTCCAGTATTAACCACAGATACGTTTACTATAGTAGAGCCTGTAATAGAAGAAACCATGGCGGTTGTAGCAATACCCGTGCCTGTTATTGACATACCTACAACAATTCCTGTTGTATTGTTTACCGTAAAGCTGCTAGTTCCCGCTCCGCCACCAGAGCCCGTTTTGGTTGTTGAAGCCGAATTAAAGTGAATAACACCAAGGTTTTCTTCAACTGTGAAATTTGTAGGGTTAGCTTGAGCTACGCCATTTACAGTAACTACAAGATAAGTAGCATCTACAGGTTTAACGTCTAAATAAAAATCTTTAATGGAGCCAGTACCAGTTAAGTTAGTGGTGAACTGAGTTGCGTTATCCCCAAGTTCTAGGCGAACTTTAGACAATAGGTCAGAAAGGACTGCCACAAATGCTCCCTTGGTAATTTACACTCTAATAAATAATGCCCTATTTCATAGGCAATTACTGCCTAAAACAGAAATAGCGGGCCGCAGCCCGCTACCCCCGACACTTGCTAGATAACTCCAGCTAAGTAACCTTTTTCTTCAAGGTGACGAGCAAGGTCTCTTTGGACCTGGTACTTTTGACCTGCTACGAACGTGAACATATTTCCCGCTCCAAAAGTCATGTTTTCAATAGTTTCAACAACGCGAATGGTGACAGTGTCGTCACCCTTAGCCACTACGGTTGCTTCGTCAACTACGACGGTTGCTACTTGAGTTGGTTTGGTTGCATCAATAATATCGTTATTAATAGCATTCTGCTTTTGAGCAGTTGCCATTGCTGTGGTTTCTGCAGCGATCTGAATAGCTTCTTCATTCTCTTTCATTAGCTTTTCACGCTGACGACCAGTTGCGTCGGTAGGCTTTGCTTTTGCTGTTGCCATGATTGTTTTCTCCAATGTTAGTGTCTGTTAAAAGAATGAGGGGGGCCCGAAGGCCCCCCTCAAGGGGTCTTACTAGTTGGTTTCTGCAACTACGATTGCCTGATCGGTGATAAGGCCCAATCCGAAGATTGAGTACCATGCTAATGCATGCTCACGACCGAAGTCCAGGATACCACCATCACGCAATTCAACAGGAAGTGAGATAGCGTGACCAAAAGCGTTGTCTCCAATGAAGATAGCGCTGTAGCGGTCAGATGCACCGTTGCCAGTGAATGTGTTAGGGGTTGTGTAGCCACCACCAGCAGAAACAACAGGAGTTGAAACTGCAGTGTCAGCAGTGTAGGAAGTGCCTGCGCCACCTGGAACCTTGAGAACCTGAGTGGTCTCAATGAACACGGTGTCAAACAAACGGCCGATTTCACCAAGCATGAAGTTACCAGGAGCGGCATACTTCGATACTTCAATGAATTCAGGGTTGTCACGAAGAGCACGGCTCTGGTGAGGGTGTACGAATGCAACGTAGGTTTCGCCCAATCTTGGGATATTCTTGGTTGCTAGGGTCTCAACTGCATCCTTAACGGTTGCGGTTGTTAGGGCAAAGTTACCAGTCATTGCTGCGCGGCTGGAACCCTTTGTACCCTTGTCGTACCAGTTGTTAACTGCTGATAGGCCAGAACGGTCGTAACCGTAGATTACCGAGGTAGCACCGTAAAGTGTATCGCGGGAAATCTGGTCTAGGTAGATTGCCATGTTGCGACCTAGAAGACGTGAGGCAGAAGCCATTACGTCATCAAAAGAAGCATTAAGCAAAAGTTCAGATACAGCAAGTGCATAGCCATGCTCTGAAACGGTGATGCTGAACTGCTGTGCAGTCAAAGCATTTGTGGTCATGCGAACGCCTTCAACCAATGGCTGTGCAAAGCCAAGGTTGTTGTAACGCATGAAATTGATCTGAAGACCAGGTGCAACACCTAGTTCGGTCTTCTTTACTGCAAACTGCTCAAAGCGTAGAATCGGCATAGCCTGGAAGAGGATTTCCTTCGACCAGATTTGCTGGATTGCTTGAGTCAGTTGGCTGTTTGTGCCTGAATAGGCTGTTGGGGATGCGGCAAGATTGCCTGTTCCCGTTAGTGCGCTAGCCACGAATGGACTCCTTGTTTGTTGTTTATGGGTTTATGGGTGGTATTAACCGAACAAGCCCTTTGACCGACCTTGAGCTTCTGGGCTCAATAGCTGGCTTCTGTATTTTGCGTAATCATTCAACGACATGGATGAAATATCTTCAGCCGTAAACTGTCTAGTGCCCGTATTGACGTCCATAGGTCCAGCATCTGGGGGCGTGGTTACCCTCGTCCCAGTCATATCCCTGCGAGCAGCCTGCATTGCTTGCTGTGCTGATTCAAGGATACGGGACGAGCGGTCTTTTAGTCCCGCGATACTTTGTTCAATTTCTTCTTGCGTGTTGCCGTCAATCAAGTCTACAAGTTCAGGAATAATAGCATCCCGTTCTTGTTCGACGCGCTGATTGCGGTAGTTAGTTAACTCTGTGAATGCTCTTTCACGATCCAGAAGAGCAAAAGCTCGTTCGCGCTCTTGGCGCTCACGGTCCAGCTGCTCCATTAGTTCTTGTTCCTTAACCTTTAGAAGGTCGCGGACTTCAAGTTCTTCCTCAGCTTTTAGCTTCTTTTCAGCCGCTTTTGCGTCCGCTTCAGCTTGCTTTGCAGCAATTTCTGCTTCACGATCGCGCTTAATAAGATCAAGTTCTTCCTTGAGCTTATCAATCTGAGGGTAGAGCTTTTCTTTTTCTTGACTTCGAACTTTAGCCAAATCATCTTCAGTGTAGAACTTTGACCTTGTTTCTGAGGTAGCAGCGGGTGCGTCAACGCCCGTTGTTGCTGCTACTGGAGGTGCGACATTAGAAACTGCTTCCGCTTCAGCGGTAAAAGCTTCCATATCTGCATTTACAGATGTTTCCATACTATTTCCTTAAGTATTCTCTGGGTCGTTATCCAAATGGGGCAAGCCCCGTATCACGTATGACCGAACAATTGTTTATATATTCATTTTTGTACGAAGAACAGGGTTTGTCTTACTAAACCCTTAATATTTAGTATTTCCTTCGCCTGACGGTGCTCTTCTGTTTGGCAGAGTAGTACCGTAAGCTCTTGTTACCAAGTCAATGCGGAGCTGCTGTTCAGCTTGCTCAGACGCAATAGTTGCTTGGTCAATAATTGGCATAGGCATTGGAGGTAATCCTTCGCCTTCTTTTCCTGCTGGAGGACCGCCAGGTTGTCCAGGCGCCATAGGAACTGGTTGACCGCCAAGGCCGCCAGAAAGCATGCCAGTAAGTTCAGCAATGGTGTTTTCAATCTGGGTTTGTACCAGTTTGACGGCTCCATCGGCCTTAGCATCAGCTAGGAGTTCAACACGAATCTCATCTAGCTTCTCGTATGGGAACTCTTCACCAAGGGCACGAAGAGCGCCAGCCTTTGACTCCAGACCCAAAGACATCTTGGTCTGTACTTCGTTAAGCACAATTAACTTATCCAAAGGTAATGGTGGCAAGAAGTGTACAAAGTTTTGATAGGTTAACGGATCATTAATATCAAGCATTTGAGCTTCGCCCTGAGCAAGCCCGCCCTCAAGTAGAGGGTTCCACATCATGGTGTCAGGTTCCTTGATGGCAAGGTTAAGAATAATAAGTTCATTAATACGCTGAATGCCGCGAGAGTACTGAGTAATCTTTTGGTTCCACTTGTTCATTAATGGCTGGAACTGAATAGAAAGCGCAACACCAGAAGTGTTAGAAATAGGCTGGGCCATACCAAGTGCGGTTTCTGGAACGCCAGTAAGTTCATGCATAGCTTTTTTCATAAGGGCTAGGAAATCCATAGCGCCCTTTAGACCCTGTGCGCCACCTTCAAGGTTTTCTACACGAGCATCTTTAGGAAGACCGCCCCATACCTTGTTAGCGCCCTTTTCTAGTTGATTAGCCTTGGCTCCGATGATGACAGTAACAGGAGCAGCATGATAATTAACGATATCTGCAATATCTGTTGAAACTTCATTATAGGTACGGTTAACAGGAATGATGTCATGGCAATCAGAAAGCCCCCAAGGGGAACCAGAAACCCGAACATTAGGAATGTGAATAACTGGGATAACTCCGAGTGGGTTTGGGCGTGAGTCAATAAGTTCATCGTTAATATATTCCTCAATAATGTCATCGGTAAGAATTTCAGTATATGTAAAAACCTGCCGAGTTCCTTCAAGCGAGGTGCCCCAGAAACGGTACTTTAGCTTGAAACGGATTAACCGCTCGCGGTCATGCGGATGGAACTCGGGGAAACAAAACGATGCATTAAGGGGAAGAATGCGGACTTTACCAGCATGCGCACGTCCTACGGAATCTTCATAAGCTTCTTCATAGGCAACTTTGACAAAACAATCGCCTGAAACTGCGCCTTGCTGGCCCATTTCCCAAAGAACGGTGCCTTTATCGTTATCTTGTGACCACACGCGCTCAAGCAGGTCAGGAACAATTCCCTCAGTTTGCTTAGGGCTACGGAAATGGCAACCATGACTAAACGAGAAGTTAATAATGTAATCAGTAAACGCTCGGTAATAGTTAAACACCATTTGGGTTTCTCCCGCTTGACGGCGGTAAGATGCGTGATGGCCTAAATACATAGCCCAGTTAAGGGAATAACGGTTTAAACGAGGACCGTGAACCTCAAACTCTTCATCTGCAAGCTCCACAAGACCAAGAGGAGAAATTGAGATGGTAAGGTCAGATGACGCCGCCCTATAACTGGGGGGCGAAAAGTCAACACTCACCTAATTACCTCAATTCTAATCTAACAAATATTAGCATACTATTAACGATAACGTTCTCCACGAGAGATGTTACGCCCAACTGGTTTAGAAACTTTTTCTTTTTTCGCTGCAATTTGAGCATCCATGCGTTCTTGCACGTAATCTCTAAATCGTGGATCAATTTGGCTTTTCTTATCAACAAACTTTCCACCCACTTGCGCGTAGTGTGAATGAACCCAGTGGGCAGCCGCAGGTGACGGGTAAACTCTAAACCTTGATTTAGCTTGTGCAACATACATGTTCCACAATTTAGGGTTAGCAGGAAGTTGTTTTGGTCCTTCTTGAACCGCTTTACCTTGAATGAGAGCCATAATAAATCCTAAGTGCCCCCCGCCTTGTGAGCGGGGGGCAATTCCCAGGTAGCGGGATTAGTCCTGAATGACAGATGGGTTTAGGCGGAACTGGTGTCCACCATCACGGAAGACCTCTTCAAATACGTTCTGTCCATGATCTGCAAACGCATTGCTTGCAAAATCTTGAAGAACGCTTGGGGCTTCCACCCAGGCTGCTGAGCCTACGTGAGCGCGTTCGCGCATTGTTTCTTCAGGGTATTTTTCAAAAACGTTCTGGTTATGGTTTGGACGACCAGGGGCAGGAATGTATCCCTGCATAGCTCCCTTGGTGAATTCCATAGGAACGTCAGTGTCCGTAGCAAGACCTTCTTCAAAACGAAGTGGGCCGCGCTGTCCTGGAAGGGCAGGGCTTATTGTACGGTCGTATACAGTACCTGGACGCTCAGGGAACTGAGGCGTAGGTGCGATGTTCATTGACATTTGGAGAATCTCCTTAAAGTTAAGGTTGAGGTACCTCACTAAAAATTATCCCTGTTAATGAGGCTTTAGTCAGAGTAAACTCAAACTACCTAGAGAAAAATGGTGAAGAAGAAACTTCGGCTTCTGGCATGGTCATATCTAGTGTTAAACAGCATGCAATGGCTAAAGAATCAGCAAAGTCATCATGTGCGTGAGCTTCATCTGGCGCTTGCGCCGTAAAGTTAGGTCCTTGAAATTTAGTCTCTAAATCAGTCATTTGCTGATAAAAACGTTTATATGTACGCAATCTACGAGTTTTAGCGTGGGCTGGAAATCCGATCATACGACGGTCAATAAGAGCCTTTAGGTGCTTCCAACGCTTTGATTGCTCAGACTGGCTACTGCTTAACGGAACAACTTCTGCTCTTGGTAAAAGAAGCTTAAGGCGCTGAGCTACTGCGTCACCAACGCCATTTGCATCAACTCCGACAATAAGGACGTTGTAGTTAGCTAGGAAGTTTACAATTTGAAAGTACTGATCTTCCCAATCGTCGCCTTGAATTTCAAGCCAGTTAAGTACGCGGTGGTCGTAGTAACCAAACTCATCGGGCCGATCCCAGTCTACCCAGACAACGGTAACTACTGTGCTGTCCATCTTTCGAGCAGGGTCAATGCCAACTACCACAGGCGTACGGTGCCAAGCACGTACCACTTCTTGGCTAGTATCTCCAAGTTCATCCATAACAGTAGATGTAACAAACATACCCTTTTCAAGCATCCACTTGCAGTTGTAAGACATCTGGAACTCATCAGAGTCTTCACCAATGCGAAGCATTTCTTTACGGACGAATTTATCGTATTTAGGGTTAACTTTAGATACGTCTCGCCAATCCCATTGAAAATGATTTTGGCGTTTTCCACGGCTGGTTTGGCGTCTTTTGTTTAACTGAATAGACCGATAAAAGTTATTCTTAACATTAGTAGGTGTTCCAGTCTTAACCATAGTTCCCGAGTAATACGCAAGCATAGGGCTAATAGACTTTGAAACAATAAAGTCATCTGCACCCTGGCACTCATCAATAACAATGAGGTGGAATGACTTAGATTCAATCTTTGCTCTAGGGTTAGCTGTCATCATCATAAGGCTACTGCCAGAGTTTTTAAGTTTGATTTGGCGTGTAATACCTGGGACTTTTCCAAGAGAGTCATCAATCTCTGGATCACCTAATATTTCTTGAGCTCTTTCAGAGGTAAGTCGATTTACAGTTCTACCAAACAAAGTTTCTACCTGGCCCTCAACAGGAGCAAACATACCAATCCAGATACCATTTTTAAACTGCCCAAGTAAGTCTGGGTACATCTGGGCAAGGCGTGGGAGTAAAACCATAAGTGTGGCTACTGTGTTAGCAATGGTCTCTGATTTTCCAGATTGACGAGCTGCAAGGGCGGTAACCTCTTCGCCATCATTAATAATTACCGATTCCATAATACGACGTGCTAAAGGAAGCTGGTAAGGATGTAAGGAGTGCCCTACAAGAGCATCCATAAACTCAAGCATATTATCAATAAGTTTATTTACAAACTCTTTGGATAGCTCATCCATTTCTTCTTCATCAGAAGAATCCTCAGTAGCTGTACCATCAAGGAATTCTTCCTCTTCTTCTGAACCCTCTTCATAAAAGAGATGTTGAGTTTCACTCATGTATCTTCCAAACTAATAAAACCGATAAATAAAGGATACAGGAATAAAAGAGCTCTAGCGTGTAAGAAAGGAGGAAGAAACACGCTAGAGCCCAGTTGCCACCTTAGGAGAGGTAAAGAAGTGAGGCTTTATTACTATAGCATAGAGCGCTTATTTATCTCGCAGGCCAAAGCGTGTATAGCTTCAGAACCTAAAGTTAAATCTTGTAAACTAACTACATCGTTAGGGTTTTTTTGGTATCTGCTCAGTGCTCGGTTAGTCTCTGAAATAGCCTGCTCTGTCCATAAATATAAATCTGCGGTAGCTAGCTTTGCTACTCTTTTGGCTACTTTCTCAGAAAAAGGTTTGTCCCAGTTTTCTTTTTTAACCCAAAACTTTAGTCCCATTCTAATAACTCCTCTAGCGGTACATTTAATTCTCTGCCCCAAATTGCTGCAGTAAGAGCTTCATCCTCAGTTTGAGCTTCCGCCCATTTTCCTATGACAAATCCTGGCTTGGTAAATGGTACACGAAAGACTAGGCAACTGCCTCGACGGTAAGGCTCTTCAATTTCATGAGACCAGCCTTTTTCAAAAACTGGCAGAGCGTCCCTATGTGGATATTTAATTACTTGTACGTATAGTGGTCCAAAATTAATCAACTATAGTCCTCTGTTTGCATGTTCCATCTAAGCTTAGTTAAGTCCCACAGTTTTGAGCGTGGGTTACCTTCGTATTGCCCACCCGCAGTCATAATTTGTTTACGTCTGGAGGCTTTAACAATACTATCGTATTGAGCAAGTGAACGGCTACTTAGACCCTCACGGTTAGCCTCGCCACGGCTGTGCCAGTAATCAAGCCCAGATTCCCTTAAATAAACTCCTTTTGAAGGGGCTTGTTTAAATTGATCCCACATATCTGACGGTACATCGTAGTAGTTGTACCAAGTTTCATCGCGAAATACAACAGTAAGAGTCCTGGTATTACCATCATACCCAGCCGCAATTGTTCGTGGTCTTGAAGGGTTAGTGGTTTGCGTACTACGCAATTCTAATTTTGCTGGAGGTAAACTTAAGTCTTCAGTCTCAATGATTTCAACCTCGCGATCAATATCAAGGTCATTTTGTAAATCTGTAGGGTCTACAACAGCCATTATTCATCACACTCATGTAAGTCTAATTCGTCTTCTCGCACCCGCTCATGGCAATCGTAACATCTATACCATTTAAGAGGATCAAAGTTATTTTGAGCGGTGGCTCCCATAGGAAAGTTTTCCCCGTCTTCGCCAAAAGCTTGCTCGTACTCGTAATTAATAGGTTCGTTCATAAACAACTCAGCGGGAAATGGACCTCTAGGATTATGTACCTTATCAGGCACGGGATGACCCTGAAATGTTTGAATTGTTCTAATTACGTGCATAGTCTAAGAATAGCAAAAGGGCGCCCCGTAGGGCGCCCTAAGCCTAGTATTAGCTAAGATGTGTGTCTGGAGTAATTGTATGACCGTCTTCGTCATATAAAAGTTCTTCAGCTTTTTCAGCAAGTTCTGCTGTAGAAACCGCTTCAACTTCTTCATCTTTAATCTTAGAAAACGCTGTGTTGATTTCAGCATCAGTTAGGTTGCCGTCTTTAAGGAAGGCACGAGCTAAGTCTTCAGCAACTACGGCTACTGCCATAATTGCAGCAAGTGCTGCAGTTTTCCAAGTTTCAAGACCTATAATTGAGCCAGCACCAATTGTACCGAGTGCTGTTGCAATTACTACTGCGATCATTCTTGTAGAGATATTTTTTACTTTTTTCATTCTGGACCTTTCCTAAGGTTATTGTTCATCTACGTGCTGCTCAAACTTGCCTTCAAGTTTGCTCAGTTTTAATTCAATGCGGTTAACAGCATCTCTCATGCTTGAACCGCCATTTGGTCGGTACTGCTCTTCTAATTTTTCTAAACGAGCGGTAATTTTATTAAAAAATTTAAATCCACCATAAATAATGGCTGATATTTGAATTACTGCAAGCAATACAGTAAGCATAGAACTAAGAGTGTCAGTTGACATAAATTGGGTACCCCACGGGTGACTAGTTACAAAACAAGTCCGTAAGGTTGTACGAATAAAGCCACTACTAATAGTTTTACATAAAATGCTTTTTTTGTCCGCCACAACTTGCTTTTGTCAGCGTTCTGGTGTACATTTTTACTACACAAGCTTATGGAGAATTAGATGGCTACTGCCCCGTATTTTGACGGAACTCAACCTTGTATGAAAATTGACCCCGAAGTATTTTTTCCCGAGCTGCCTACAAGACCTAATTCAGAAGACAAACGCCAATATAGCCTATGTGTAGAACAAGCAAAGTCTATTTGCAACTCCTGTCCGTTTAACATTGAGTGCCTGCAATACGCACTATACAACGATGTCACAGGAATTTGGGGAGGTACCGTAGATAGCGACAGGCGTGCTATTCGTAAAACTAGACGTATCCCACCTCCTAAACCAATGTCTATGGTTACAGCTGATTGGATTAAGGGCAAATAAAAAAGCCCCCCTTGCGGGGGGCTTTTTTATTTTGGTACTTAGATGCCGTAGTTGCGAGCCAGTTTAACACTAGTAGAAGTTGTAGCACCAGCCGATGGAATCTGCGATGTAACAACAGTGTTCTTTGGACGGATAACTAAACCAGTTGCGGTATTTGAGGGTATACCAGCAATTGGTAGAACAAAGGTTGTTGATGATGGTACAGAAGTTACTGTTATATCTCCAACATTTAATGCTCCATTTGCTGTTCCACTCAAGTTAACCGTGTCTCCTGGAGATAGGTAATGAGTGGCAAGCGTAGTAACTGTGATTGTAGATGCTGCAGCTGCAATAGTTGCGCCAAAGATATCCGTAGTAAATACCAGCGGAACGCTCGTAGCAATCGTATTTGTAGTTGTAGCATTTAGAGTTACTGTTCCGCTACCAACGGCAGTTACGTAGTTAGTAGCAGCAATTGCAGCAGTTACTGCAGCAGTACCTGTAATACCCATACCAACGTATACGCCAGCCGTGCTAGATACAGTGACAGTCGTGCTGTTTGAAGATACAGACGTTGCACTGCTTACCGCGGTGTTAACGCCAAACGAAATGTTAGGACTTTGACCAGCAGCGCGAAGTCTTTGAATTGCGTTAGTGGTAGTAAGACCACGAACTTCAGGAACGTTGTAGCTTTCGGTAAAGTCAGGGTAGCCACGCTCTGAGTTTGTAACTCGGTCATGGTCATCCAATGATGGATCAAGCTGACCTGATGGGTAAGCGTAGGTTGAAGCCCAAGCCTTGTCACCAGCAACAATAGCAGTACCTGTGAAAGTACCACTATTCTTAACAGCTTGACCAAAAGCGGTTACTGCAGTAGCTGTGGTGTTAGCAACTGCAAATGCGTTCGCAGATAAACCCGCAGAAATAACTGCAGCGTTTACTATGTTGTAGCCTGCTGGAGCCATACCAGTAATAGTTACTTTATCACCAGAAGCTAGGCCGTGTGCTGAATCGGTGTAGTAAAGGACATTAGTTCCGTCACCAACTGTGCCACTGCCTGATGTGCCAGAAACCTTAGTAATCTTAAAGGATGGAACCTTTACAGAGAAGGTTGTTGTATTAACAGCCGTTACAACACCAGAAACGTTGTAGTTAGGGTTGCTTGCACCAGTAATTGCGATGTTTTCACCTGAAGTTAAACCATGCGCTTGCTGAGTTACATACTGATTGCTATCTGAAGCCGAGAATGTAACAGTAGCGGCAGAGGCTACTGAACTAGCAGTTACTGGGTTAATTGTTATATTACCTGTACCAATTGCTGTAATAACTGTACCTGTAGAAACACCTGTTGCACTAACGCCCATACCAACAACAAGACTAGTTGTTGCAATTGTTATTGAAGTAGCACCAGCCGCAGCGGTAGCACCAGCCGCAGCGGTTGAACCTGCGTAAGCAACAGCACCAACAGCGGAGGAGATAACTTTAGCTCCACCAATAACAGCCTGACGTACAATAGCTCCATTAGCGTATGAAGTTACAGCATCGGTTAAAGTGCTGTTAAATACAACTGTAGTTGAGGTTGTGGAAGCAATTAAGTTTTCAAAGTTGTATGCGTCTGAGTTGTAAGAACCTGACTTAATACCTTGGATTGATACGCGCTGACCCGCTACAAGACCGTGACCTGAGCCAACAGTGAATGTAACTTGGTTACCATTAGAGGAAACGCCTGTAATAGCAACGTTTGCAGCACGGTCTTCGTTGTTTTGAATTGGGAACGAATTGCCCCATGCTCGGTCAACTACAACATTGGTCTGAGCCGAAGTAGGCAACCAAGTCTTGTCCCACGGTGCGTTTGAATCAAGAATCTCATTGATAACAGTACCTGTTGAGACAGTTGCAGTAGCAACTATCGTAGGTGCCTTAACAGTGAAAGTGTTAGTGCCAGTTACAGCAAATACTGTAGCTGGGGTTCCCCAACCAAGGATAGTTGCGCTAGGGGCAGTATTGCCGTAAGCGTAAGAATCTGGGTTGAAGTTAAAATTTGAATTGCCAGTACCAAAGATAACTACTGGAGAGCCTACTTTTAGGTTATGAACACCTGTAGTAGTGTAAGAAAGTACGTTTGTATTGTCAGCAGCTGCAGTAGACACAGAAAGTGTATGCAGTGGGTCTGTAACAGGTAGATTGCTCGTTGTGTACGAGCCAGTATCGCGTGCCATGGGGCATCCTTAGGGTTGAAGGGTTTTATTAAGTGCTTGACGGAGACTATGGTCTACACAAACTTTAAAGATATCAAGCAACGGATATTAGGCCTGCAACCGCTCGGATGTCAGCCATACCAGTTTAACTTAGAACAAAGTAGGCAACTGCCTAAACTATTTTCCTTTTGGATGGGGATTTTTTTTGTGCCAATCCTTGGTGGCTTTTACGCCACTCTTGACAGTCTTAACGCCAGCTTTGTCAGTCAAATTGATTTTGTCATATTTGCCATTTTCTTTTTTAGAGCCAGCATGGTTAACAACTACGTCGCCGTCTTTTTCTTTGTAAACACGGTGAACTTTGCCAGATACCTTAAGAGTTGCTGGCTTGTCTTTTTTCTTAGCAGCCATTACTTTTTCTTTTTCTTGGCAGCATTCATGTTATCTACCAAGTTAGGGTAAGGGCGACCAGCAGCCTTAGCTCTTGCTTTAGCAGCAGATTTTTTCTTAGGGGTAAGTTTTTTATCTTTTTTAGATGGATCGGGAGTATCCCATACTTCTTTTTTAGCCATTACCATTTCACCTTATTTGCCCAGTAAGCCGCAGACATTTTGCCTTTGGAAATATTTTTTGCGTGACGTGCTTTAAATGAGTCATTGCGCTTTGAGCCCTCAGGAGAACCTTTTACGCCCTGTTGACCAAAACGAATGGTCTTAACCTGGTCGCCTTCTTTAGCTACTACAATGTGTGATTTTTTTGGGTGATCAGGGGTAGCTTTTGGTTTGTTATACCCCGATACTCCTGCACGCGCTAGACGTGGGTCTTTTTTACTTTCAGCCATTTGTTACTCCTAGTTGCTGCTTTCGCCATTCGGCCCTTTGCCTGGTCTACTGTATGAGAAGATCGAAGGCACTTCATTATTTTGTGGAAGTTTGCGTAATCCAAAACGAGAGTCTTTAATTGTTAGAGACTTTGGTACAGCCCCTGTAAAAGCCTTTGCACGAGCGTTCACGGACTTATCCTACCCCATTGAGTAGAATCCGTAACAACGCCTCTAACGCCCCCTGTGACCTTTGTAATGGCGTCTCTGAAATCGCGAGGACTAGCAGAGCGGGCATTAATTTGAAAACGCTGCAGTGACTGCGACTCTAATGTTGAGTAGGGTTGTGGGATGCCCTTAGACTTTTTAGCTGCCATGTGACTAAAAAAGCCTCATTTGCTGACCGCGGTTATGGAACTCATCAGCTTGTTGATCTTGACGGTCTTGTTGGGCTTCATACGTATCTTTAGGTCCAACGTTACTTTCAAATCGATTGTTTTGAGCGTTTCTTCTAATCCATCCAACGTCTGTAATATGTCCGTTTTCATCGGTAGTGCTATTTTCAGAAGTTAAAGTAGGAATGTTTGCAAGAGGGTACTCCTTGCCTTTTTTGTCGCCTGGCTCTTTGTAAACACCTAAAAATACTTTGCGTCGACCTGCAAACTGCTTCATCTGTTGTCCTTGCCCATTAGGGTTATCCTCAGTCTGCTCAGGCTCTTCCGCTGCAGCTCTTCTAGGATTCTTCCAGCCACCAATACTACCAGAAGTACCCTCTGCGCCCTTCCATGAGCCGCTGATATTGCCTAAAACGTTACCGTCTTCATCTCTGTAAGTTCCAGCTTCACGCTGTTGACGCATCATTTCTGCGGCGTGACCAGGAGCTCTGGTATTGTGCCAATCTTTTAGATTAGCGTCATATTCCATAAGCTTGGCTTGGTTTTCAAATTCAGCTTTGCGGTTACGGTCTCCGCCACCTTTACCAGCTTTTCGGGCTGCTCTATTCATTTTTGCGCTAACTTGACCTAAATTGTATCTAGCATACGCGTGACTGTCAGAAAGTCCGTGCCCATTAAATGCTTTTGCCATTATTTCTTACCAGCCCTTCGCTTGTTTTCTTTAGCAACGTTCTTAGAATGACTCATTGCTTGTAAGTTTTTTTGACCATCATGGCCTTTGCGGCCTCCGTTGTCCTTGTGGTCAACGTCAGTGTCTTTAGATAGCTTGCCGTGCTTATCTTCATAATCCACACGTGCTTTATTAGATGAAGTTGTTTCCCACTTGCCATTTACTTTTTTCTTGTAAACGTAAATAGGACGACCACCATTTTGCTCTGAACCTTTGTAAGGGCCAAATTTCTTTACGTTACTCACATTTCACCACTCTTAATAAAATTAAGCATTTATATCAAAACCTAAAGCGCCAGCACGTTTAGTGCTGGTAATGCCAGAAGCAGTCGTAGAAGCGGTACTACCTAATCCTGAAAGCATTGTCTCTGAAAGAGAGCGTGTATCGCGGTAAGGACCTCTATTTACACCAGATGAGCTTGACGGATTCCCGCCAGAACCGTAGCTGTATACAGAACCTGTGCTCTTGCTAAGGTCGTTAGTGTCGTAAAATGAGTTTTGGCTACGGTTGTACCCTTGAGCGCCTTTAACGCCAGACTCCATGCCGCCGTAAGCACTATCAAACTGGTATCCCTTAAATGCGGTTGATAATGGAACGCTAGTTCCATTAACAGTAGCTTCCATATCTAAATGAGGGCCTGTGGTTTGACCACTTCTACCCACTTGACCAAGAATATCCCCCGCTTTAATGGTTTGACCTTTTTTAATATTGCCAAAATTAGACATGTGGTTAAAAGCTAGTTGACGCCCGTCTCCAGCGTCAATAATTACTTGGTTACCCCAAGCACCTGCACCAGGGTTAATTCCCACTACAGTTCCACCAACAGGGGCTGAAATAGCTGATCCCATAGAAGCGCCAAAATCAGTACCTAAATTAGTACCAGATTCGTAGCGAATATTTGGATTAGATGGCCTATTACCGTATGCTTGAGTAATTTTTGCGCCCGCTACAGGGTAACCAAACACTTGGGCCTGTTGCGTTGGAGTTACTTTTTGAGTACTTGTTTTATTAGAACTAGGTGTTTGCTGAGTAGTAGCTTGAGGCTTAGCAACTAAATTTTGTAAAGCAGACGTGGCTCTAGAGACAATGTCTTGTTTCATTAAAATACCTTCTTTAAGAATACGTCTTGCTGGCCTACGCCGCCACCAAAGCCAGCTCCAAAATCTTCTCGTCTTTTATTTTCTTCTGTAGGTGTAGTTGTTGTTGTACTACCTGGGTTGTTGTAACCAGGAGTAGTTTCTGTTCCAGGTTGGGTTGGGTTGCTAGTCTGAGGATTTCTAAATAGATCAGGACCCAAAATAGTACCTGCAGCTGCACCTAGACCTAGCCCTAAGTTTGCTAATGGAGATGCATCAGGAAGCGCTGAATTTGGGCGGTTTGACCAAGGTGACCTTGGAGAAGTTCCTGTGCCAGGACGTGTTTCAGGAAGCGGCTTAGGCTGTGGTCCTGGCTGTGGTTGCGGCTGTGGTTGTGGACGCGTACCAGGCAAAGGTGCAGGGCGCGTACCAGGAATTGGCTTAGGTTGCGGCTTAGGCTGTGGTTTAGGCTGCGGGCCTGGTTTTGGTGTAGTCCGCGGTGGAGGAGGCAACGGTTCAGGACGTCGTGAAGGAAGCGGTGGCCTAGGAGATGTAGGAACTGGCGAGGGCGTGCCAGGACGGTAAGGAGGGTATGTACCAGGCTTCACTGGTGGATTTGGACTTAAAGGTTTAGCAGGCGCTTTTTTAGGGTCTGGAATCTTAATAGGTTCAATTTTAGGCTTAGGTGCCTTAGGGTCTGGAATCTTAATAGGTTCAATTTTAGGCTTTGCTGGAGCAAGAGTATCTACAAAGTCATCTACAAAACGTCCTCCGCGCCCACCGCCTGCGGTAACTAGTTGGCGTGTTCCCGCGGTTACTTGCTGAGGAATAACTGTTGTGTATTTAACAGGAGAACTTTTAGCCCCTTGTTTAGCTGTTTCTTGGGCTACTTCTTTAACTACTGCTTTGGCACCTTGTTTACCAGCTACAACAGCTCCACGAGCGGCTAAAGAGCCTCCAAACGTTGGAATTGCAGTTAGTGCAGCACCAATAGTTGTTCCTGCTTCAAATGCGCCTGTAGACAAAGATTTAGCGGCTGCGCCAAAATTACCTTTAGAAGCATGGCTAACTGTATTACGGAAGTCATCAACTCCAAGTAATTCATTTGCAATGAAGGAGCCCACACCAGAAGCGGCTCTGCCTAAATTAAAGTTACTTTGACGGGCAGGAGCTGCTCTAGGAGGAGTTACCGCTCTAGGAGCGACAGAAGGTGCAGGAGTTTTACGTAAGCTTTGTGCGTATTCGCCAGCCATTACATACCACCAGTTCCTAAAATTACATCACGAGCCGCGTAACTTGTGCTATACCGTTGATAAGAAGGACGCGGTCCAGAAAACATACCAACATTATTATTTCTAAATTGTACATTGGCGTTACGGGGAAATATCCCTAAAGGCTTAGCCATTAAAGTTACTTCTTTTCTTTTTGGCTAGCTTCCCAAGCCTCGGTCCAACCATCAGAACCTGATCTACGCCATTTTGCGCTTGCGTTGTCTTTTTCTTCTTGGGTGCGCATATCAATAAAACGCTCATGCCATGGGTCACAATGAACACAATCTTTTTGGTCGCCCATCATTTCATCGCGGTGCATACCGCTAATGTGTTCAGGTCCAAGATTTCTAGCCATGTCAGCTCCTATTAAGTCTATTTCTATAGTACAGGTTACTTAGAAACCTTTTCGGGTAAATCGCCCTTAGGTGTGTGCTTTTCCCACTGTGAAGCCATGCGTGGATGCTTTAACCACATCCAGCGGCGTTGTGAGTCAGATTGAAATGGCATTATTGGGGGTCCTGTCTAGGAGGCATAGGTCCACCCCATGATTTAGCCCAAGCATCCCCAGATTCAGTACGAGTTTCACTATGCACTAGTGGAACGCCTAATTCTTCCGTTGCGTATCTAGCCATTGCGGTTGCTACACCTTTTCGTTGGTGGTCAGGGTCAACGTGCATACCGCTGATGTACCCTTGTTGATCAGCAAACTCAGGGTCAGCACTTTCATGTAGCACAGCCATTGTACCAATGTCTCCGTGCTCTGGGTGTGTAGCTGTTACCCTTAAAAAAGTATGCCCTCGTCTATTAGGGCCAACAAGCCTAGAGCTCATAGATAGTTCCTCAGGAAACTGTTGACCACGTTCTGCAGCCATTATGCGTCCTCTAATTCACGTTCACGACGTCTACGTAATGGGCGAGTCCAAGGACTATCTTCTTCATAGTCCTCTTCTTCTTCAGGATCGTTATTCATTTTCTTCTTCCTCACGCTTTTTCTTAGCACGAGCAGCTGGGTGCATAGGTCCTGGAGCAGTCATAGCTTCTTCGGCAAACTTCTTACGACGAAACTCACTCAAGTCTACTACGCGAGCGATATCGTTGGCTTTATCTTTTGGTGTATCCATTATAGTTTACCCTGTTTAGTATTTTGAAGTTTATACATGACTGTTTCCAGTACCTGGAATGCGTAAGTTTATAATACTTGTATGGAGGTCTTGACTAGACTCGGCAACAGCGCGGACGCCATTGTTTCTGTTTTCTAGTATCTTTTTAAACTGGGGACTTCTAGCAGCACCACGTATAGGAGCGTTATTAGGCGTTTCTTGCATTATGTTGCTTATGTCTTCAGTTGAGGCCTGACTCTTAGTTGTGCCTATTTTTCCAGCGGCCCAGTCTTGATCATACTTTTCTGCTTGTTCTTGCGTAATAGGATTGCTACCAGCTTTTTCAAGCATGTATTTGACTGAATCGGGATGGTACATGCTCTTTAGACTTCGTACAGAGCTAACGTTTTTTTCTACGCGGGGTTTGTTTTTCTTAGCCATTAGTACTCAGACCTATCAGTGTTGTGTGAGCCATCTTCTGAGTAGTGGTTGCCTAATGCGCGTGCAGCCCGATCATCTCGAAACGCGGACATAGCGGTACTTACACCGAATGACTTTACTAGCCTATCCATGTGTAGCTTGTGCAGTTCGTTGATGTTCATGTTTACTCAAATCCTGGATGAGGGCGTTCTTCAAAACTATCTGCAACATACGCTGGTACATGGGTAAGCCCTACATGTGTGGCTGCTGCAATACGATGGTGCCCATCAGCAATTTCATGCATACCAGCTTGGTTTACTAAAACAGTTGGTGGAACTTGGTCTTCATTCTTGTACCCCATAGCAGCCCGTCTCATACGAGGGTCTGAATCATCGTATTTTATATATTGTGAAATTTTTGAAATAGGTACATTGCGGAGTTCGTAATTTTCTGGAGGGTCGGAATGTTCCCCAAAAGAATTACCTTCTTTACCATTAGCTAAAGCTCTTACAGCGTCTTCAAGGCCTTCATCAACCATATTTGGGTGCGCGTTTTCAATGTCAGAATAACTAAATTGCTGTCCTTTATCAATTGCCATTAGTAGTTCTTGTACTTTCTTTTAGGTACTGGGTCACCAGTGCTCTTTGCCCATTTTTCACCTGCGTCGGATAGGTGGGTGCTATGTACTGGTGGTGCAACTGTAGGGTCTGACTCTGACATTTTCTTTGCATAGCCGTACATGAAAGTAGCTAGACCTTTACGTCTGTGGTCATCCCTGGTCCAGATGTCGTTAATTTCCCCTGCTTTAGTAGGCCAAGAATCATCTGGGCGCTGTTTTTGCATAAAGGTGCTGTCTTTTGGTTCCCAGTTCATTGCAGCAATAAAATCAGGGTTAGGCTTGCTTTCATCTTGTGGATCACTCTTTAAAGGCCTAATAGCAATTCTGTGTTGTTTACCAGTTTCGTTATAGAAATAAGGATTATTGTTGCGGACACCGTGTCGTTCTACAGGAAGGTCGCTTGTATCTGATTCGATACGCCCAATAGGCATGCCTATAAACTGAGGTCCTGAATCAATAGCCATTAGCTTTTTTCCTCATTAATCTTCATGATTTTTTCCGAGCTGATTTTGCGCATGACCTACAGGTTTTAGTACTAACGCCGCCCTTTATGGTTTCAGGACCTTTTATTCCAGACTTATCTCTATACGGGCCTTTACAGGTGTCGCATGTCTGTGCTGCTTTTTCAGCATCAGTAGTTTTTAAATGGTCTCCAGATGCAGGCATTTTAGATGGTTCTGGGGAACCGCTTGAAACGCCTTTTCCTCTAATCTCAATTTTACGAGATGAGTCTGATGACCTATCAGGTGGTGGTGAGGGAGTGCCTCCGCCAATTGTAATTCCCATTAGCTTTTCTCCTCATCAAACAAACTCATAACGTTAGTGCGGTTGTTATGGTGGTCTACAATGTGTTGTGGGTCTTTAAAAGTCTTGCAGTATCCACAGGTACTGCGGGCCTCATGGGGAACGTTAGTTTTATCCTCATAAGTAGCTACGTCAACTGGATATTTGAAATGACGCACGCCATAAAGACGCTTAGCGCCCTCTATTTCTTTGATGTATGGAGTTGTCATTCTCCTATTGTCCCTTATTTTACGCTTGACTGTGCTATGTACTCTAAATAAGCATCCCCCAAGACACTTTTTACATTTTCATAATGCTTACTATGTGAACTCTTGAAGTGTTCTGCCCAGCCGATAGGATCACGGTACATCATGGCACACCCCGCGTTGTAATCGCTGTAGCAAACCCGAGATACCTTGCCAATTTCATCAGTTCTATCTTGCTGTTCTAAAAACCATGTAGTAAACACCCAATAATGATAGCTAGCCCGTCGAACCCTGTCCGTCTTAAAAATACAACTATGACATCTTTGACACCTTTGGCGCGCCCACAAAGCCAAAAATGTGATCCAGCTCACAATCAAAATTGTTTATATCCCCTCAAACCCGTTTTCCCGATAAAAACCATCCTATTCTATTAAAAACAACTCCAAATCAGGCTACTGTATCGATAATAAGCTCGTTACCAGAGCGTGACACCTGGCCCCACGCGCTCGGGCGTGTCGCTTAAGGGGTAGGGGGTGCATAGCCTGAGAGAAGGGGCTTGTCAAATTGTGAGCGTGTGAGATACATCACACAAAGTCTAAACTCGTGAGCGAAATACGACTGTATTCTTTAAGAGTTGAGCAACCGCTCAACGCTAACCACTCTAAGAGATAGGGAATTAACTATGAGTGAGGCAACAATAGAACGCGCCGAGTTGCGCGCGTTCCTGCAAGGGTTGGGTAACAAGTTCTTTAGTGTTACTTACACCAAACGCAAGACTGGCGAAGTGGCGACTATGGTTGCCACGAACGCATACGGCAAGTTTCTTGCTGGCGGTACTCCTGCCTATGATGCAGAGGCTAAGGGCTTGTATGTCCTACTCTCAACTAAGGCTGTTGCTATCGGCAAGGCTAAGGTTGAGGCGGGCGATACTGACAAAGTTCAGGGCATCCGCTCGGTAGGTCTAGAGGGTGTGCTAACCGTCAAGTGTGACGGCACTCTCTACACCGTAGTCTAGGTGACTAGCCTGATAGCCAACCGAAAGGTTGGCTATCGGGTGGGCTACCTAGCCCCAATAACGGAAGGGAAAGTTATGTTTGTAAACGGGTTCACCCTGTTACTCTGCCTAGTGTCTTTCATAGGTGGATACGGATACCGCGTGTTAATTGTTAATTCACGCGAGTATTACGCTCAGCAAGAACGCCAACGTCTATTGGCAAACGGCACGCCAATTCACGATCAGCTAAAGGATGAGTGGGACTTCTAATGACTTACTACCGCAAAATGACAATGCACTACGTCCGCGTGCCTGGCGCGCCTACTATTGGTGTCGAGTTTGAGTGTCGCTATTGCAATGCGATGTTCCTACCCGATGAGGCAGACAACCATACAGAGGAGGAGTGCGACGCCAACCAACTAGCGCGAGTCTAACTAACCTGATAGCCACCCCGACTTCCCTACGGGGTGGCTATCCACAGGTTATCCCCAGCCTGTGGACAACCTGTAGAAAAGTTTGTGTTGGCGGCATATGGCTTTAAAGCCATATCCGCTATTCCCCCGAAGGGGGTCGGGCTTCAAGGCCCGACACAAACAACGCGGTGTGACGTACATCACAGAAAGTCTAAATTGCTGAGCGAATAATGGGCTTACTATTGGAACAGTTGAGAAACCGCTCAGCTAAAGAGACAGGAGTCCCTAATGGACACAATGACAAAAGAAGTTGCGTTAGCCATAGTCGCTAATGACAACGGCAGGAAAGAATTACCCCTGCCACGCATTACCACGCCCGAGAAAAGGTTGGAAAGATTCAACGGAATTATCGAGCATCTAGAAGTAGGCAAAGTCAGTAAGTTTGACGTTAAGTCTGCATCATCACTAGCCGACATTAGAATACGTGACGGGGTACTTCGCAAGATGTACGAGTTGCACGTGGCCGAGGATACGGAAACCCTAACGCGTTACCGCGAAACGCTAGCGGACTGGGCATCTAAGGCAAACGGTACTGCCCGCCTTGCTATCTTGGCTATCTGGGCAGGTTCGTACTGGCTAGAGGACAACAAAGAACCTGTAACCGCCGTTCTCGAAACCGAGGACTTTGGCGAATACAGCCTTTGGCAACTACTGGACATAGCCATAAGGCACAATGTACCTTCCCACGTTTGGGGTGCATCACTTGCTGATAATCCCATTGACAAGTGTTTGCAGGGTGCGGTTTAGCCCTGCAAGCAATAAGCCAAGCCAGCCCCTACGGGGGCTGGCTTGTCGCTTGAAAATTGTTTGTGTCGGCGGCTTCAAGGCCGCCGCAGCAGCTTTAAGCTGATCGGGCTTTAAAGCCCGACACAAACATCGGCCCAGTGTGATGTAGATCACATAAAGTCTAAACTCGTGAGCGAATAACTACTTTATTATTGGAACAGTTGAGAAGCAACGGCTGGCGTGAGAGATACTTACGTATTCAGGGGTTCTCACGAGATTGGGAGTGATTGCCTTATGGCACACGACTTAGAGATGAACGCCAATGGCGACGTCGCATTTGCACTGCGTGGCGCGCCTGCATGGCATGGTCTGGCTCAGCACATCTTCGATGAAGATGAACACGTCACGACCTCGCAAATGTTGGATAGCGCATTGCTATCTGGCTGGGATGTCCGACTAGAGGATGTAATCCTGCCCGAGGGTTACACCACCAAATCACCTAGTTTCATGGTGGTTCGCAACGACGTGTTGAACAACAACACGCCAGACGTGTTGGCTGTCGTGGGAGATCGTTACCACACCTACCAGAATGAGGATTTATTCGCATTCGGTGACAACCTGCTCGACGGTGGAGGTTACTGGGAGTCTGCTGGAGCAATTCGCAACGGGCGCACAGTATTCGGAAGCCTTAAGCTCGGGAAAGACATCGTGCTTGACAAGGCTGGTATCGGCGACGTTACCAAGTCTTACTTACTGGTCACGACCTCACACGACGGTTCTAGCGCAATTCAGGCTATGACCACGCCAGTTCGGGTGGTTTGCCAGAATACGCTTAACATGGCTTTGGGCATGGGTACCAAGCAGTCTTTCAAGGTTCGCCATACAGCGACCGCGCAAGATCGCGTGGCTCAGGCTCGCGAGGCTCTAGGTATCTCGTTTACCTATCTTGACCAGTTCGAGGTTGAAGCCAACGCGCTGTTCCAATCGGCTATCACCGATAAGCAGTTCGGCGAAATCATCGAGGGTCTTTACCCTGCGCCAGATCGCCAGACTGCTGGTAAAGCAGTTCTCACCAAGTACGACGATAAAGTCGACACTATGTGGGAATTGTGGCGCGGGCCTACCCAGACGGGTATCAAGGGCACAGGCTGGGGCGCGCTCAATGCGCTAACCGAACGTGTCGATTACTACCGACTAGGGCGCAAGGGTACCAACGCTGGTATTCTCGCCAGTGCTAGTGGGTTCGACGCTCAAGTGAATGCCGAGAAGTCGCGCATTCGCAAGGCAGTGCTCGAGACTGCTGGTCTGTAATCAATAGTGGGGCAGGGCAACCTGCCCCACTATCCACAGCCTGTGGATAAGTTGTGGATAACTTTTTGTTTGTGTTGGCTGGCTGGCTTCAAGGCCAGCTGTGCCCAAACGGCCTTTAAAGGCCGACACAAACAATCCGCTATGTGATCTATCTCACATAAAGTCTAAATGCGTGAGCGAAATACTAGGGCATACTAAGAGAGTGAGATTAGGAGACGAGGTGATTAAATGAGTCACAAAGCAAGAATACCAATGATACTAGAGATTACTTACGGGGGAGATGACTTCCTAACTCTAGACGAGGTAGCAAATCTGGTTAGCCTGACGGCTAAGTCACATAATACAGATGAGCTCGACATCTTGAATTATCATTGGGAAGCAACCTACACTGTCAGTCAAGGCAGTGTGCGCCCGCCTCGCGGAGTCAAGGTCTAAGTAAGTGTGTCCTAGGTATGACAAAAACTGCCTACCAAAATAGAGGTTAGGAACAGAGGTGATTATGTACAAAACAACTTGTGAGTCTTGCGAGTCTAAACTAACCGTTGATGCCAAAACAGATACGGTTTCGTCTGGAGATCAGAAAGACGAGATTTATTACCTGCACGATGTGGGACTAGCGTATGAATGCCCCGTCTGCGGATACGAGTCAGGCTTAGTGTTAGACTCTATGTAAGTAAGCGTGTCCTGGGTAAGACAAAAACTGCCCAAATACCTAACTAGAGATGAGGAAAATAAAATGGGTATGGATGTAATCGGTATTGCACCTGTGAACGAGACAGGGGAATACTTTCGCAATAATGTTTGGTACTGGCGACCACTTTGGAACTACTGTGAGTATGTCGCACCAGAACTAACCAAGTCTGTTAGTGGACACTCTAACGACGGTGACGGCTTGCAAGCCAAGGAGTCAGAGTTGTTAGCAAAACTGTTACTCAATGAAATTGAGTCAGGTCGTACTGCTGCTTACGAGGCAGAGTACCGCAAGGAGCAGTCAGAACTACCGTTGGTAGACTGCGAGTTGTGCCACGCAACAGGTATTCGTGGGGCAGATAGTCCTCACGGTATTGACCAGTCAGACAAAGAACTATCACTAGAACACCAAGCCTTGTATGGTCGTACACACGGTTGGTGTAATGGGTGTGACGGGGCAGGTAACAAGCCTCACTTCGGCACTCAATACCCATTCTCGGTAGAGAACGTAAAGGAGTTTGCAGAGTTTCTGCAATACTCAGGTGGGTTCTCTATCTGCTAAGCCAGCGCGTTTCCCTAATCTCCGCGCTGTGAGTGGCTACCAGTCCTGTTTCCTGGTAGCCACTCTGTTTTTTTTTGTTTGTGTCGGCGTCGAGGCCGAAACAGCAGCTTTAAAGCTGCAAAATTGGGCTTTAAAGCCCAACACAAACAACTGTGACCTAGATCACATAATCTCTAAATCTGTGAGCGAGAAATGCCCTTACTATTTAGTTAGTGAGAGAAAGACTCCCACTAGAGAGAGGTATCAACCGTGAGTACTTGCCCACGTTGTATTACAGGCATAATGCCTGACGCACCAGCCTTGTCACGCACAGATAACAAGACTCGTATCTGTTCCGCGTGTGGGTTATTAGAGGGAATTGAGCAGTTGCTCGATTGCCTAACACCACAGTCCGAGTGGGGCATTACCGTTAATCAGGGAGTGTAGGTATGGAAAAGTACATAGTACGTGCCAAACTTACTATCAGTCACACAGACGAGGTAGAAGCCAATTCCGAGGAGGAGGCTATGGCTATCGTAGACGAGTGGGTAGCAGAGGACTTTACCGAGGACTCTGACTGCTCTAGAAGTTGGGAGATCACCGTATGTTAATGAACGCAGTAGTATGCCAAAATCAGTATCGGCTTACCAAGCAAAGTTTCCAAGAGTTAATTGAGGATCAACGGGAACACGAATACGTCGTAACTGACGAAGTCTGGGAAAGGGTTGCGGGCGAAATACTTGGTCGTATGGACAATTTCGTAGAGAACCTACTAACAGAACTAGTACACGACGTAATAGACGGCGATTACGACGAATAACAATCTTGGTTAGGGGTAACAGAGTAACTCCCAAAAGCGAAAGTTACAGTCCTGTCAACGAGCAGGTGCGACAAGTAGTGCGGGGGCTTACAAAACCAATAGGCGGTAGGCTCTCTCTACCCCTAACCAACCTATTAAGGAGGAAACGCTGTGGAAATCAGCAAACTGTTCGAAATAGCACCAAAACTAGCCGATGAGTTAGTAGAACTGCACAAGCACGGCGGAATTGAGTTAGAACTGTGGGATACCGCGTATGCTCTAGTCAAGGAGTTCTACCACACAGAGGAAGTCGTTGAGATCAGGATCAAAGACAAGATAGTTAAGTAAGAAGTCGCCCCCGAAATTGCCAAACTTGGTAGTCTCGGGGGCTTTTTTGCGCCCATTTGTTTGTGTTGGCCCACCCACCCTAAGCCTTTAAAGGCTGTCCCTGAATGAATTCAGCTTTAAAGCTGAATTCGGCTTTAAAGCCGACACAAACAATGTGACCAAAGTCACACCGCTTAAACGGCGTGTCGGCTTGACAGAGAGAGAAGAGCTGTATAGGCCAGAGAGAGCTTACCCAGCTGGTTATGCTCGCCGATTTGACAGTCGGCTACTGCTGTGATATGGGACAAGCCTGACCGCTTGCGTGACCAGATTATTAGCTAGTATCGCAAGTCTGTTATGTGATAAGAGAGTGAGAGAGAGAGATACCAGTCCTATTACTAAAGTTGTTCATAGGTGGTTCAAGTGACCTGAAGTGTATCCAATCCTCTCTCTCTATCTCTATTAGTATTTGATAGCCAATTCAGGAAACCCCCCGATATTTCTTAGATTAGGTGTTGGGATACGCCCCGAAAGCTTGTTAACGCCAAGTGGAAAGCTCTCAAAAATAGTTTGAGAAAACTATTGACTTTTGACCCCTATGTGTGGTATGGGATTAGTCTAAATAAATGTGACGAGTATCACACTAAATCTTTTGATAATAATTATGTAATTTCACCCATAACTGGTACTGTCCTTGTATTGGATAAATCAAGCTTTACGAAAGGAAGCAATCCACTATGACAATCGCACTCTACGTTGAGTCCCTGTCCGAGACCATTGGTGACAATGGCGAAGCAGGTCTTGACCAAACTATTATCGTGCCAAACTACACCATTGGCGCAATTCAATTATTCCACCGTACCAGTACGGGTAAGCGTGGTCGTTCCGAGGCTTGGACACTAACGCCTCTATCTGATCTACCTAATACCCGTGTCATTAAGAACCCTGTTGCTATCCGTCTCACCGACAATGACCACTTTGCTATTCAAGGTGGCAAGGTAACTACTTTGGGATACAAGACCACCACCGCCTCCGATCAACTTACCAAGCTTGGTGGCGATTACACTCTCAACCACTTCGATCTAGTATCAGACTTGGTATCACGTTTCGAGAACGCTGATAGCAGTCTTGCTATCTACTTGACCGACTCCCGTTACAAGGACACCTCAATCGAGTTTCCTGCCCTAGTGCCTAACCGTGCCTTTGGTAATAGTCCTGTTAGCAATCCAGTCACCCCGACAATTTCTAACGTGGCAGTACCTAACCAACCTGCTATCTCTCGCCAGACCACCACACCAAGCTTGGTAATGGAATTGGCAAGTGTGCCTGATATCAAGTGGGCAAAGCAATACATCAACCGCAAGGTCGTAGGTGATGTTACTGATTTTGATATCTTTGACGTTGCTATGCGTAATGACGAGAACGTGCTTATTACTGGTCACGCTGGTTCTGGTAAGACTTCCTCGGTTATGGCTTACGCCTCGGCTCGCGGATACCGTTACTACAACTTCTCTTGCTCTGCTGGCACGGATACCAAGAAACTATTTGGTGGATACAACCCAAGCCCAGACGGTCACTTCCATTGGCAAGACGGGGCAATAACAGACTTGGTACGCAACGGTGGAGTCTTGCTTATTGGTGAGATTACCTTTATGCCTGAACGTACCGCCTCGGAATTGTATTCTCTACTAGATTACCGCCGTGAAATCCAACTAACGGATAAAGACGGGGAGGTTGTCAAGGCTCACCCTGATCTGCTCATTGTTGCTGACGGTAATCTTGGCTATCGTGGTACTCGGGAACTATCCCAAGCTTTCAACGATAGGTTCACACACCACCTCGACTTCCCTTACGACCCAGACATTGAGGGTAAACTAATCAAAAGTAAGGCAATCTTGGAAATGGCTAATTCATTACGCGACCGTTTCGAGGAGGAGGAAATCCAGACTCCGATCTCGACTCGTTCACTTGTTGCTCTAATGGGTAACATTAACAGTCTTGGTATTGACTACGGTATCTATGCCTACCTCAACCTATTCCCAATGCGCGAGCAAGCAAGTGTCAAGTTAGTTATTGACACTTACCGCTACAACATTGAGGAGGAACTAGGTTTGGCTCACTCCACTCCTGCCGAGCCTGTTATGGAGGTGCTTAACAATGGTAATGCCAACTAAGAAACCTGCTAAGTCTGCCAATACGGGCAACCTGTACCAAGACTGGTATGACTACAACAGCACCAACTCTAGCGAGGGTCTATCCCAGATCGAACGTGACGAACTCAAGGACTACCTTGTGGCTAAACAGGCTAAGAAGCTTGCTAGGTTTCAGGCTATTGCTGGTGTGTACCAGACTGCGGATAGTGTGCTTACCAAGTCTAGTATTACCGTTACTGCTGGTGACTTTAGCAATATGGAGTCAATGGGTGAAGCACCTGCGTTCAATGACGGCAAGACTATCTATCTCAACACAAACGTCTTAGCCGAGATTGACGATAACAGTCTCATTAGCCTTAACGGTATTAACTACCACGAAGTTGCTCATATCCTGTGGTCACCTCGAGGTAACTCCGAGTTTGGGCGCAAGGTTACATCAGGTGGATACCAAACCTCTTTCAATATCCTTGAGGACTTGCGTATCGAAACTCTTATGACCGCGCGTTTCCCAAGCACTACCCTGTCACTTACCCAGTCTGTTTTGACTTACATTATGAGTAACCCAGACCCAAGTGACTTGTTTCCTTTAATCCGAGGTCGGCGTTACCTGCCTATCGAGGTGCGCCAACTATCTGCTGACCTTTATGTGGCACGGCACGGCTCAACTCACGCTAACAATGTCGCTCGTATCATAGATGAATACCGACTACTTACTTACCCAAGTGATTACGAACGTGGTTATGATCTCATTGTTGAGTTTCACAACCTGCTCAAGCTTGCTGACCCAAAGAATAAGACCGAGGGACAATGTGGCTCACGCTCAATGCTCAAGTCTGGCAGACCTGAAAGTAATGATAAGCAAAGCAATATTGCTAATCGTGCTAAGAATATGGACAAGAAAGCCGAGAATATCCCACCCAACGCCGAGCCGAGTGCAGGTGCAGGTGCAGGTGTCGAGGGTGAGTCCCAAGAATATGACCCACTTATGGAACGTACCGAAATGGATAAGGAGTTTGCTGACGTAGTGCGCGAGGCTATCAAGTCTGTTATGAAGTCTAAGCAAGCCAAGACCGAGGCTCGACAACTACGTTCTGCTATCCGTGAGTCTGACCGTGCAGGTCGTACAGACCTCAAGGCAACCTCCGATCTACTCCCAGTAGATAACGCTTACCGCGTGGCGAGTAAAGCCTTTGGTCAGGAACTTAGCAAGCTTCGTATTGACAGCGACCCACATTGGGACATTGAGAAGCCTGTTGGTAGGCTCAATATCAACCGTGTTATGAATATGGATATCAACGATATCAACACGGTCTTTGATGAGTGGCGTGAGGGGCGTGACGAGTTTAATATCGAAGCCGTTATTATGTGCGACACATCAGGCTCTATGGGCAACGTAATCAAGGAGGTCTCTCAATCTATGTGGGCGATCAAACGTGCGCTGGAGGAAATTGACGGCAAGGTTACGGTCATTGGCTTTAGTGACAAGACCAAGCTTGTTTATGGAAGTAACGAACGTGCCACTAGTCAATACCGATTTTGGTATGACGGTGGAGGTACTGACCCACTTGACGCTTTGCTTGACGCCGAGGCAATACTTGAGTCCTCAAGGCGCAAGACTAAGTTGTTATTCGTAATCACAGACGGGGAGTGGTCACGCTCTGACGAGTGTGACTCTACTATTAAGCGTATTAACAATATTGACGGCACTATTAGTCAGATTGTATTCATTAGTAGTAGTGAGTGGATTATGGAACAGTCTGCGCTGGACAGGGAAGCCACAATGAAGCGTTACCGCCACCACGCACATTCTATTGAATTAGTTTCCAAGCCTAACGAGCTTGTTAGTGTGGCTCGTAACATCTTACGGAGTCTCTAATGACTTGTGGCATAGGCGTTAAACCGACTGGTGAAATCTCGGCAAGGACTTCCATAATGGATACTTACTTCCTTTCAGTCCTAGAAGTACCTGCGCCTATGCCACTTACTAAACTTAGTACGCCCAACGCTCACTTGCGAACGGAGTGCCTGTCTGAACGCGCTATGCGTAAGAGTGACTGTGGCTCACTAGTAGGGGTTGAGCCTCTGGGCGTACTAACAAGCTTAGTAGGCGCAACGTACGACCTGCGTTCGCATATTGCAACAATGCCTGTGCCTCTGCGCCTACTAACAAGCTTAGTATCAACAACGGTATCTACTCGAACCACGAAGTACACGCCTAGCGTTGTCAGGGTTGGTAGTAGTAAGTTATTCTCTGTTGATACTAATCCCTTTAACCACGCACGTTCAGGGGCATTTTGCCTGTGTCTGGTGAGTAAAGGTCGTGGTAAATACGTTCCGCTTTGCTCATCTATGAGGTGTCTCCCTCAAATTGGAGACCGCGTTAGACGAAGCGAGCATTGGAGGAGTCTCAACTTGCGACCTTTACCTCGCGTGGTTAATCCCATTACTACTGGTGAGAGTGACGATACAACTACTGGTCTGTTCCAAGATGTCCTCAAGCTTACCCAACTTAGGTTGTGGTCTGCTTGTGACCGAGAGAACCACCGAACGGTTTATCCTCCGCTCTCACCAGTAATAATGCTTATCCCAACACAAACTTTTGCAGGTGCGTAATGGCTATTAAACACCGAAGCGGATTAGTTATTACAGAGTACGGGGAACATTATCCAGAATATGACGGGGACTCCCGTTATGCTGTTTGGAACTTATCCGAAGATGAGCCGAAAGTTAGCTTTACCGCTAGTTATCTACCAACTTTGATTAAGTATCTCGATATTAACTACACTATTGCTAATAAATACAGACCAAAGAGAGGTATCTAATGACCGAGCCAGAACAACCGCAACCACCTCGACCTGACTACGAGGTAACAATAACAGGATTACAAGACGGCAATAACATCTCGTATGAAATGAAAGTCTTTGCAGATGACCCTGACCACGCGAGCGAGCAAGCCTTTGAGTGGGCGCAACACCACACAGACGATTGGAAAGCCTCGAATTACCGTATCTCTAAGATCAAATACTGGAACTAATCAAAGAAAGAATAAAAATGGAATATCAAATAACACAAGTTATTACCTACTGGGTACAAGCCGAGACAGCTCAGGAAGCTCTCGATAAGTGGAACGCTCACCCCCGAACAGGCGCGACAGATTGGCAAGACGGGGATATTGAACTATCTGACGAACACGTTGAAGTCAATGGATAAGGAAACTAATAAGGAAATGAAACCAATACTCCACCCAATAACTATCAAAGACACCCTTTACTACCTAACTTACCGCGAACTATCTGCTCTTTATGCTCAACTTCAATGCGCCGTAGAGGAAGCTGACGTACTTGAGTACGTTACAAGAAAGGAAATAAACTAGTTATGTTGTACCGAACCGCGCTAGGAATAGTAATTAAAGACCTGCGGATTAAGCAAGGTTGGACTTTACGGGAACTATCTACCAAAGCTCTTATGTCTCTGGGGTACATCTCCGAGATAGAAAGAGGTGTCAAGGAAGTCTCAAGCGATCTTATGTTTAGCCTGTGCGAAGCTTTAGACTCTAACGTGCCTGATGTATTAGACCGAGTATCAACCCTGATGAGAGAGTCCGTAACAGTATGAGTAGCAAGGGTAAGAGTAACTTCTTTGGTTGGTGTGGTGGAGTAGACGCTACCCACACCGATTGCACCATATCGTTCACATCAAACTTGACAGGCTTGACCTACACCTGCGAGTGCGAGTGTCATAAATAATTATGGTAATGTTTACCAAAGAGAGAGAGAGAGAGAGAGATAATGGCAACAAGCCCTGAAATGAAAAAGTTTGTAGTAGATGTAGCAGACATTATTACTGAATGTAGTAACCTGCTTATCTCAAAGCAAAACGATTATGGTCCTCTAAACATAGCAAACGCCCCTGGCGGTGCGTTAAATGGTTTAAGGGTTCGTATCTACGATAAAGTATCTCGCATTAACAACTTAATAGACGAGAATAAAGACCCAAAGCACGAGTCGCTGCGGGATAGCTTCCTAGACTTAGCCAATTACGGCATTATTGCTTTAATGGTTATTGACGGAGTATGGCCTAAACTAGAAAACGGAGAAAATAATGGCTAAGAAAGATAAGAAGAAGAAGCGTGATAACATCACCATTGAGAGAGTAAGCATTGAGTTTGCTATCAAGCTTGATAACGATCACCCACACGTTCAATTCTTTAACACGTTACCTGATGAAGCAAAACAAGAAATATTAAAGGGGACTATCCACAACTCTTTAATAAACTCAAAGGCTATGCACTTACTAAACGCTGACAATAGTTGGGCAGAACTTATTCTTATGCCACTTGAGATTTGCACCTGCCCACCAGATGAGGAGAAATAATGAAAACAGCACTATGGATAATCGCGTTCGCGCAAGTTTACAACATTGTAGAAGCTTGGGTATGGAGTCTACATTGGAGACTTAAAGGCAAGAAAACTTATGAGTCAAAGAAAAGAGAACTAGAACTAGAAGCACTTATTGACTTGTACAGCAAAGTTGAGGACAAAAAAGATGGAGAGTAGCACCCTATTCTGTGTCTTTTGTAGCAACAATTTAGGAGAGGAAGCGACATATTGTGCGTCTTGCTCTGAATACAAAGGTGTTATGACCTACGAGGACATAGTAAAACACTATCCTGAATTGGCTAAGGAACTTGTTGAGTCTAATGATCTTGAGGAATACTTTGAGTGGTTAAATACAGGGCTTACTAACAAGTGGATTACCCCACCGTTTTGTATGACTCACGACGGAGACCCTTACCTCACCGAGCAAGAGAGTAATGATTGGGAGGAGGGCGGAGACCCCTGCGCCCACGTTGTTAAGTTAGTTTTAGAAACCGATTATTACAAGGAGAACCCAAATGGGTAAAAACAAACTATATTGCGAGGTATACAACCCTCGTAAATATAAAAAGAACTCAAAAGAAGCAAAACATTCTAGAATTTATGATGGGTTTTGGTCATCAAAACCAACAGGAATAACTATAAAAATGTCTTACAAAGAAAATGGAAATTAAAATGGGTAAGCACCACGATAAAATATTAGAAGCACTAGAAGTCCGTAAGCGTAACGTACCTAACCGAGGTGGATACAACACCCCTGGGTCTATGAATAAGAAAAAGACTGGGTATGCAGGAAAGGCTAAGAAACGATAATGGCTAATAAACACGTTGAACACCCTTGCTATTACACAGGAGAGATAGATTTAGATACTGCCGAAGTCTGGCACTATCCAGAGTCTAATAAAGTAACTACTAAATGCCCTGCTTGCAATAACGTAGTAGCAATCAACCAAGTTAATAAGAGACTTCGTAAGCACAACGGAATTAGCATAGCTCCAAACGAGAGAGACCTAATTCATAGCTTTGAATAATATAAAATAGACCAGGAACTGCCACCTCTCTCCTAATCGGGAACGGGTGGCTTTTTCTTGTTCAAATTTACCTCATTTAGACCCCCCTATGGGGGGTTTTTAGACAAAATTTTGGCATAAAAAAACCCCCCTAGTTTTGATTAGGGGGGTTTTTTATTTAATTATTACTTCGGTACTTCGCAGAAATCCGTACTGCAGTATTTCTCACCGATAGCGTCGGCTGCCATTCCTGCATAGACATCTGTAAAGTCAATGGGTAGCAGTTTCATTTTGTAATCTTCATACTGTTCGGCAGTTATCTGTGTGTACGGCATTTGCGGGTAAGTCTTGTTTCCCATTGGTAAGAAAGAAACAGTTTTGAGTTGCCCGTCAAAGAGGTGTAGGACTGTACCAACATCTTTAGTTTCCGTGTCCTTATTAAAGGATACAGTAACCGAGACCGAGTTGTCTGACCAATGGCGTTGAGCTACCGAAGCGAGAGACATTTTTTCATAGATAGAGACATCTTTCTCACTACGAGAAGCGTCTGATTCCACAGGAAAGAAAACTACGCTGGTAGTCTTTGGAGACTCACTAGCAGGTTCAACCGTGTACCCTGCGTACTGAAAAAGAGGTAACATTGGGTCATCATTGGCAAAGCGAATAGCTCGTAAGAAGTGCCTGCCACCTGGAGTCCAATGCACACCTGGGCTTTCACCAGCTAGAATAGACACAGTCCCGCTTGGCTTAACGGTAGTAGTTTTAATTGACTCACGAATACCCAACCATTCCGAGTACATCCTGTCGTACTTCAGCACGGTGTCGTAACCAGAGTCCATCCAAGTACGAAGTTCAGGTAGTCCGTTCTTATCAGCAAAGTTAGCAATACCAGACATTGAAGTACCAATACGGCGATTACGTTGCATAATAGCGTTGGTTTCCTCCCAATGGGTAGGTAGAAGCGTAACCGTCTTGGCATACAGGTAAGCAAACTTTAGACTTCGCAAGTAATCTGCCATATCGTCGTGGCGGTTAAGGTAAGTCTCGACTAGAGTACAGCACTCAAACGATTCTAGGCTCTGCTCTGCACACGGATTGTATCCAGCTGCCCGCCAGTCTTTGTTGTTTGGTGGGTCAATGAGGCGACCGTACTTACGGGTTACATCCATCCAAATAACACCAGGCTCACCATTCAAAGCAATACCGTCAATAATTCCTGATAGATCATCCCCAACAGAGATGCCAACAGAGTTGTTGGACATCCAACCCCAACCTGGAGCTTTCTTGTCATAGCTATTGCGCTCTGGAAAACGCTCACTATTTTTTAGATTAAGGAAGTCATCATCATCCAAGCGACCCATTAGTAGCTCAGCAGAACGGCGCACGTTACCCGACACTACGCACACTCCAATAAGGTTACCCAAATCGGCAATGTCCACTCTAGTTAATAATGTGCCTTCTCTATCTTTGAAGATTCGGATAATATGCTGGTGAAGCGCCTTCAACGGATCAGGGCCCGCTGCCGTACCACCAAACGTCTTGATAGGTTCTCCTTCTTTACGGATTTCACTATAGTCAAAACTAAGGGTTGGCTGGTCGTGGCGTAGGTAAGAGTTAATCAGAGCAGAGGTGGATTCCACCCAACCCTCACGGGTATCAGGGATTACATACTCGCTGATAGTTTGTGTTGGTGCGTAAATGGTGAACTCTTTGTCTGCCCCTTTGTCATCAAAGCCCACACCTACACCTAGCATTGAGGCTTCCATTAGGAACGCAAATGGCTTGGCTGGGTTGTGCTTGGTCATTGACTCTGTGGATACAAATGAGCAGTTTTGTAGAGCCGCGCTATTCTTTTGCACAGTAACAATAGGAGTACCCATTACCCATAACCCACGGCCTGGCGGAGTCCACTTAAGTTCGAACAGGCGTTCGAAAGCCTCTTTAGCCGAGGCTTGCGCCTTGTTCTCATTCCACGGCAAACGGTTGGTCTTGCAGTGATCTTTCTGGATTGAGTACATACCCTCAATAACACGACGGCAAACTTCTACCCAAGTCTCTTTAGTGCCATCCTCTTTCTTACGAGAATAGGTTCGTAGAAATGTGATTTCCCCGACCGCATTTCCACCTGCGTCTTGGTAACCCCAGGGAACTTTTTTACCTTCATACGACGAGATGAACTCGTCAGTCAACTTAAATGACAACATACCTATCCTTATTTGTGTGGTTTTTACTATAGTGCTGTTCCACAGGGGAACGGGGGGCTCTTATAATATAAGAGCTAGTCTTCAATGGCTCTTCGAATGACCTGTGTAGTGTCATCTTCAGACAGTCCGTTGTTTGGCAACTGACTCAAATCGCGGGCTCTTTCACCAAATATTTGGCTTAAAACCCCGCCTCCATTCTTTGCTTCAACAGTCATCTTAATGAATGATGATGTGTCTTGCAAGTCCTTAGCGTTCTTTACAAGTTTAAGTAATCTATCCATTTCTTGACCCGTATTAGGGTCTGGATAACCACCGTTTAATTCTTCGGAAAACCTTGCAAATGCTACACGTTGCGCCTGCATCTCAATGATTGCATTGAGTAACGAAACTAACTGTTCTTTTGTTTTAACCTCTACTGGTAGGTTAAACGCACAGGTGTTTGCAGGCTTAAACGCAGGGCAATTAGAGGCTACAAAACAGGTATCACACATACGAAGGCTGGTTGCATTTGACCGCATAAGGGGGACATCTTTGATGACGTCAAACCCGTTTTCATCCTGCTCAACAATGGTTTTGTACTCGGTTCCAAACACAGGAAGCGTAGCCATTTCGGTGCTATCCCTATGTTCAAGTTTCCGCATCTGACCCCCCCTCTTATCATGTACAGCGGGGGTAGTTTCCGCGTTTCCAGTAGTATGCAATAAGTCGCTGTTATAATATAACTCGTCTTCTTGATCGTAGTCATTTTCTGGACTTGAAAATGGGTTGTTTACCATATTAAAGCGCTCCTCAAACTGGTCATATGACCACAGGGCAAGCTTTGCTACCTCTACTGGGTCGTCTTCTATAATTTTATCAAAGTCTAGCCCAGCTTTCTCGTACACCGCTTTGTATCTTGGGCGAGCTTGATCTTTCATCTTCTTTGGGTATCTAACTAGCTTGTTACCATCCCATACAATGGTCTCTCCACGCATCATAGGGGACAACCAAGACTGGGTAGTAGCAGAATTTACCTGTATCTGGCGCAGGTTATCTGGCTTGGCACAGGCAAGGGCATGGAACACCGTACCGTATTGATTGGTCAAGGAACGGGTCTTAGCGGCTAGGGATACGTCTGACTCAATAAGGTCGTAGGGAATGGCTACGTTCTTATATTGCTGGCATAAGTCTACGATCTCGGCGTAAGAACTATCTGACCTAATAGTCACCCAAAACTTGTCCTCTTCAGACCAGGCGGCCTGTCGTTGTAGTTGAAGATTCAACTTATCAACTTGTGGGTGCGTTATTTCTGTGAATGATGTAATTCTTTCCATATTATGGGCTAGAAAGTCCTCATAAGCCTCTGCAAACTCCTCCAGCTCAGCTGCCGTTAGCACTGTGGCCTCTGGAATGCCAGGATGAACGTGGATTTCCATATAGGGTTGAAAGTAATTTTCTAATAAATACCGTTTACTTTTAGGTAATCCACGGCGGGTTAGTCTCCAAAAGGACACGCCAACACGTTTAATTCCCATAGTTTCTAGGATTACTCTATTACTAGGTACATCTGCCCCTAAATAGATTAGGTGCACTATTTTTCCCCAAGTCTTGCGTCGTCATCATATAACCCTTGCTGACGGTCTAACTCCTCGTTAATAGCATTCCAGCTCTTGCGGCCTTCACGCCCATCTGGGCGGAATTCTGGCCTAGTATATCTTGGATTAAGGAACACTAAAACAGGAATACCCACTTCAATTAATTGGGTAGCTAGCTCAGTGTCTTCTGTGACAACGTAATCAATTTTGCCTTTACTGCGTATGGTTTCAATAGTAAGTAGGCGAGGGCGCTCTAAAGGAGTATCTACAACTGCCATAATGTCGTCTAATTTTTTAGCCAGATTATTAGTCTTTAACCAAACGTCTGTTCGCTCTGCGTCATCGCAGACCAAAATAACCCTGTTAGTCTCATTAAGGGACTTATATAGGGCTACACCTTCCATAATTATGGACTGATCGCGCACTCGGCGCATTACTCCATCAACAAAAATTACGACTGACATTTAGAACACGCACGTTTCCCAGAATGGTACGTTACGTCTACTCGTAAGTCTTGGCACACTTCACATAACTGCCAGACCTCTTCGTATTCGTCTTGAAATTCTGCGGTCATTTTAGTTGATCCAACCCAGTTCCAGGCTCGTTGTTTTCAGCCCATGCGCGGTAATGAGGCACATCAAGCCACATAGGCTTATGGTGCTGTAAGACTACCCCAGTATGGGCATGCATTGGAATACCTGCGTTAGTTAGTTTAGAACAAAACATTAAATCTTCTGATAGCCATTTGTTATCACCAATAGGCCCGTCTTGGAACCAACACCAGTCTTTTAGACCATCATCTACAAGATCACGTAGTTTTTGCAAAGCTGAACGGTGCATTAATAGCGCGCCTGTTCCTGCTGCAAAAACTTGTAATACTTCATTTTCTGGGTAGTTATCCCAAGGCTGTAAGCCACCTTGCTCATCTAACTTAAAAATCAAAGGCACTGGTCGTAAGCTAGGGCCTTCCCACAAAGCTGCAAAATACAAACCAGCAACTACTGGGCGTTCTATCTGGTCTGCTGTGGCACACCACAAGCTAAACGCGTCTGGAGAAAGTCGCTCATCAGAATCTAACATTAATAACCAGTCATCTTTTGTTTTGTCTAAGAAATGGGCAACCATAATGTTGCGGCTCTTAGCTAACAAACCTAGGCCTTCTACACAGAAAAATGTACCTACGCGCTTAGGATTATCACGAACAATCTGCATCATACTTAATGCAAATTCGGTGTCTACTTCGCCTGCGTGGCACCAACCAATGGCTACGGTATCTTTTGCTTTCATTTAATTCTCCATTTAGTAGAAATCTTGCGTTTACACTATCACATTTTAACGAATTGCACGCCTAAGTAAAGTGCTTGTATCTGGTAATTCTATACCATAAGTTTCTTTAGAAAAACGTTCATTAGCTTCTTTAGACATAGAGTGTATCTTTTTTAATGCTGGGACAACACCACTTTGCTTTCCAGCTTGCCAACGGTAGTTTGCAAAATCTGCGTAGCCTGCACCCGTAGGGCTAAAGGCTCCACTTCGTGAGGTATGAATGTCCTCAAACATTGCGGCCCCTTGTTGTACCAATACGGCTAAAGCTGCCTCAGCATTTATACGCATTGCGTCATTAGCCGCGTTTTTGATTTGATCTAACGCTGTTGAATACCGTTTAACTAGTTCAACGGCTTTTACTTTATCCCGCTCAACTGCGGACATCCATTCAGGGTCGGTTGGAGGCTCTAATCTTGTTGGTGGAACTACCCAAGTGTTATCTGTAACTGAATAGGCTGCGTAGGGCTTTAATTCTGTAATATTGGGATTTGGGTTTACATAAAATGTAAGCTCAAAGGCGTCCATAAAATTATCGGTACGTGGATGTAATTCGTTCTTAAATCCCTGGTTAATCTCAGCAGCAATTTCTCTATCCGACCAACCTTTGTATTCTTGATTAGATTGACGGAACTGAACGTAATCTACACTAACTAAGCAGTCTAAGTCTGCTGGGGCCCTATGAGCCTGCCAGTTAAACGATACTCCCGAACCCGCTAGGAATACTTGTGCCCAGGACATAGGCTCGTTGTATCCAAGTTCTAGATGATTTTTAAGTAAAACTAAAATGGCGTTACGCACATTAGGAATTAGGGTAGCCCCACGAAATAATCTTGAATCTAAATGACCAGCAGACTCACTAAAATAAGAAGTTTCGCTTGGTTCAAACTCTACGGACTCTGCTTGTTGAGCTAGCGTTTCGTAGTAGTTCATTAATTTTCCTGGTCTATGTTAAATGGCTTGGTTGGGGCTTCACGCTGTTCGAATAGAGGACTTACTAAACCGCACGCAATATGTGCATTAGTGAATCTATTTATAAGTAGCCAACCTGCGTCTTCCCTATTTTTCTCTAGGTCCACGGTAATTGAAGCCGTACACGAGCACACCAATTCAACAAACATGGAGGCACCACCCCTGCTAATAGGATTTTGTACTCTCATTCTACCCCCTTAAGGCTATTTATACAGCCCCTTCTCGGCGTTAGACTTCTGCATATTAAAGGATTTTACGGGGCAGAAGTCACATAAGTATACTTTAGGGCCAGTTTTGCCCGCCTTTTCAAGGCCAGCCTCTTT